GCCGCTGCGCGGCTCGGTATCGGTGTCAACTTTAATCGGCCCTCCATCCATATTCTATTACGTACGCGGCTTGCGGCCTCATAGCTATATAATAGGGATGGACCCCCGATAAAGGTGGACACGCCCTTCGAGCCCGGAGTAACCTCTACGCCATGCCCTTTCTGGACATCGACTGGGACGTAGCTTGCGCTGCTTTTCAAGCCTCGCCGAGAACCCTCTATCACTTTTGCCTGGATAACGGCTGGAGCTTGCGTCTCCAGAGCGCGATGTTCGTGCAGCTCAAGCGGCGCGGTCTGGCTTCCTTAGTGCCCAAGCCTGGTCATGCTGGTCGAACCTATCGAGAGCCACGCCCTGTGGCGGAGAAGAAGCCGCGAGGTCGTCCGCGCACCCCGCTGCGCCCTGGTCAGCGTCAGGTGGTGGCCTCTGCGCTGCTCGAGGCGGGCTCACTGAGAGCGCTAGCGAAACTATTGGGAAAGAGCCCGACGATGGTGGCGCAGTATCGGGACCTGGAGTTGGGGCCGCCGGACGAAAACTGGTTGCAGCTGCTGAACTTACACCTAGCGCACACCCGGAGGGAGCGAAGCGACCAAGGGTGTGCCTGAGAGGAGCGCCGCGCGCGCCCGCGCGTGGACAAAGAATCGTGGTGGACACCGGACTGCAAGACGGGTAATCTCAGGGATGGTGAATAAACACAACGTTGCGACAGCACCCGAGGTTGTCTTTTTCAGCCTGGGGCGCAGGTGGCACCCAGCGCAAGAGGTGTGCGTCGACTACGCCGACTGGCTGCTACTGAAGCCGTACCGCTGGTACCTGCAGGCGCCAACCGAGCGCAACTTGTGCTGGTACGTCTGGGGCAGGCCGGAGGGCTCTTACGCGCTGCTGCATCGGTGGCTCATGCGTGCGCCCAAAAGCAGGGAGGTGGACCACCGGGATGGCAACGGGCTCAACTGCTGTAGGCATAACATGCGGTTGACGGACCGTCCCCAGAATGCAGCGAACCGCAAAAGTTCCAATCCACTGGGCCGAGGCGTGTCGTACGTGGACGGGCGAGGCTTCAAGGCCCAGATTCAACATCATGGAGTGCACCACAATCTAGGCTTCTTCTCTTCAGCTGTGGAAGCGGCTGACGTTTACACCCAAGCCGCGCTCCGTTTGCGCGGAGAACTGGCTAGCAACAGATGAAAACGCCCTGGAACGAAGATGAAGACGCAGCGATTCGGGGTGCGTACGCGCGCGCTCCGAAGCATCCGAACCTGGCAGCGCTCGGGGTGGTGCTGGACCGCGGCGTGACCGCGGTGGCCAACCGAGCCAAGAAGCTGGGGCTGTCGGCCGCCCGCATGGAGCCCTCGAAGCAGCGCCTCGCAGCGGAGATGGTCTCCCAGGGGAGCTCGCTCTCGGTGACCGCCGACCGGCTCGGCGCGACCAAGATGCAGGTGCGGCACGCGTGCAAGAAGCACGGCGTCAAGCCCTGCCTCAGGAGCGCGACCGACGCTCGGCGCAGCGGCCCCTCGGCGGTGACCCCTCCGAACGTCCAAGCTGCGATGCAGCTGGTCGCCTCCGGTCAGATGTCCATGACCCAGGCTGCGCTCGTGCGCGGCATCACCCTCAAGAGGTTGGCCTACTACTGTAGGCGCGACGGCATCGTTTCCAAGTTCTCCCACATCACAGGAGCAGCATCGTGACCACTTCCGCCCTCAAGCCCCTCAACGAAGAGTCCACCCGCATCGCAAGAGCCGTGAACGCTCTGGCGTTCGACCAGCACTGGCGCACCCTGAAAGCCGAGACCATCGCCACCGCGCTGGGGATTCCCTTCGGCAGCATGGTCACGGGAGAGGTGCTGGAGCCGAGCGGTGCCCGCGGCAAGAACTACGACTCTTTCGTGAGTGGCGCACTCATCTGCGCGGGCCAGCTGGGCGTGGGCATCGTCGAGGAGCTGCTGGGCAACGTCGCGGCGGAGGCGGGCTCGGCTCGGAACCAGGGCATCATCCTGCCGGAGGTCTCCCACGTCACCGAGACCGTGTTCGCTCTCCTCCAGGCGATGTCCAAGTTCCCGGCCGTCGCCATCGCGCTGGAGCTCTTCAACTCGAGCTCGTACCCCGAGCGCCAGCGTCTGGTCGCCGCGTTCGCCCGCACGGCCCACGTGTCCGAGGAGCGCGCCAGCGCGGCCCTGAACATCTGCCTGGCGACGCTGATGGGCGGCGCGCACGCGACTGCCGCGGACGCCAACGTGGTGGCCAGCTACATGGTGAGCGCCGTCTACCACGTGTGTGGCGTCGAGCTGCCCGACACCAAGCCAGCGCTAACCCCCACCGAGCTGCTCAACTGACATGTCCTGCACCGTCCGAGAGCTGGCTAACAAGTACCTGGACGCGCCGCCGGCCATGTGACACACCTAGGGTGTGGCCGGACGCAAAAAGACATACGACGCTGGTGATGGCATCAACCTTGCGAGCTTTGTTCGCCCCAAGGATGCCATCCCGCTCGAAAAGACCGACCTCGACAAGGTAGTGGTCCGCCGCGGGCGCCGCCGCGCGCTCACGTCGCTCGAAATCGACGTGTTCTGCCGCGTGCTGGACCAGCCCGCTACGTTCGAGCAAGCCTGCGCGGCCATCGCGGTCCCAGTGCGCACGATGCACGACTGGATTGCGAAGGGTCGCGAGGATGACTGCGATGACCCCATCATGTTGGAGCTCGCGGCCAAGTACGGCGCCGTCGAGAGCTCGGGCTACCGCGACTGGGCGATGCGCAACTTGCTCGACCACGCCAAGGATGACGCGCGCGCGGCCATCAAGGCAGCCGAGATTCTGGTCAAGGGAGCGAACACCGCCAAGAACATGAAGGTGGAGATGGAAGTCTCTGCCGGCGGCTCCAAGTCCGACGTGAACTGGGCGCTCGCGACCGACGAGGAGATGTCCATCGCCAACGCCTACGAGCGCGTAGTCGCGCGGCTGAGGGCCATCTCGTGACCCTGCGCGAGGTCGTGGCTCAGTTCGAGGTGCGCGCCTGGCCGAACGGCCGCTGGGCGTGGCGCTGCAACGGCGGCATCTGGCATCTGCAGGGTGTGCTCTCGTGAAGACCTTCCAGCAGAAGCTCGCGGACAGCTACGCCCGACTCGAGGCCGGGCTGGTCATCCCCAAGGAGCTGCTGCCGCGCAAGCCCGCGAAGCGCTGCGCCACCGCGCTGGCCGGTCGCTGGGACGTCGCGGAGTGCAACGGCGAGGCTTGGTCCGAAGGGCTGTGCACGGGCTGTCTAGTGGCGCGCGGGCGCCGCTACACCGAGGCGCGCAAGGCTGCCGAGGACGCGCAGCGCCGTCGCGACTACACCGCGGCTCGCCGCGCCGCGCGCGCGATGGGTGACAGCCAGCTGCTGAGGGAGCTCAAGTACCGCCGAGCGCACGGCTTCGAGCTCCTGAACATCGACATCTCTCCCGACGCTAAGTGGCGCGTCAAGTGGCAGCGTCTTCTTGGCAGCCCACTGGATGGCGCACAGACTGCAGGTGCCTCGCGGGAGTCGCGAAGAAGTTGAACGGGCCGTGCGCGCGCTGCGCGCTGCTCATGGCGAGTTCGCCAATCACGGCGACAAGTGGGCTGGGCTTATCCAGCACGAAAGCACCTCATGGACTCCAACTTCATCCGCGCATACATCGAGCGAAACGGTCTCCTAGCTTTCGTAGAGAAGTTCTGGCACGAGGCCGGCGAGGCCATCGAGCTCATCGTCGAGCCTCACATGGTGCTCATCTGCAAGCACCTGGAGGCGTGCGCCATCAACGGCACGCGCCAGCTCAAGCCAGAGACCAAGAACCTGGCGTGGGTGCGCGCGGTGCCCGAGCCCATCGACTACCTGGTGATTGCTATCCCGCCCGGTATGTCGCAACCTCACAGCGAGCCCGTCCTGCTGGAGCGCGGGTGGGTCGGCATGGGTGACGTCCGTGTCGGAGACCGCATCTACGGTTCGGACGGCAAACTGCACGCGGTCACCGCGCTTCACCCCCAGGGACCCCGCAAGGTCTGGGAGCTGGAGTTCAGCGACGGCACCAAGGTGCGTTGTGACGGCGATCACTTGTGGACGCTGAAGAACCGCAATGGCACCGTACGCACGAAGACCGCGCGCGAGTGGGCGGGCTACCCGCTCAAAAAGACCAACGGAGGCGCCATGGCGTCCACGCTATTCGCCCCCATGGTCTCGCCCATCCAGCGCCCCGAGGCCGACCTACCTCTCGACCCCTACACGCTGGGGTTGCTGCTCGGCGACGGGTCGTTCACAGCCGGACAGAGCGCCAACTTCACCTCGGCCGACCCCGAGCTGGTCGACGCGCTGGTGCTGCCTGTGGGTCTCAAGAAGACGACCTACAGCAAGCCGGGCACAACCGCCGTCATGGTGTCGCTCACGACCGAGCGCGGCCAGGAGAACGGCCTGCTGGACGCCCTAGAGCACCTGGGGCTGCGCGGCAAGAACAGCCACACCAAGTTCATCCCCAGGATGTACCTGAGCGGCAGCATCGACCAGCGGCTGGCGTTGCTCCGAGGCATTCTGGACACGGATGGCACGCAGGTCGGCAGCTCGGCGCGAATCACGGTCGCCTCCAAGGCGCTGGCTGACGGCGTGGCCGAGCTGGTCGAGTCGCTGGGTGGCACCGCTTCGCGCCAGGAGCCGAACGGCTTCTACTCGGTCTACATCAACCTGGAGCAGAACCCCTTCAAGCTGGCGCGAAAGGCTGACTCGTTCACCAAGGCGGCGCACCAGCGCAAGCCGTACCGCGCTGTGGTCGCCATCCACGAGACCGAGGCCCTGGAAGAATGCTCCTGCATCACGGTCTCGGCCGAGGACTCGCTGTACGTGACCAAGCACCACGTCGTGACGCACAACTCGAAGTCCAAAATCGTCTCGGTCTTCTTCCCCGCGTGGGTTTGGACGTGGTGCCCCGGGGCCAAGTTCATCACCACCTCGTACGCCGACGACTTGGCCATCGACTTCGGCCGCCAGGCGTACGACGTCATGCGCTCGGAGAAGTACCGCTCCGCCTGGCCGGGCATGGAAATCGAGGAAGGCGACCGCGCGGCCATGTCCGACTACCGCAACTCCAAGGGTGGACGGCGCTGGTCGATGCCTATGGGCGGTAAGGTCACGGGTAAGCACGGCCACTTCTTGCTGAGTGATGACCCGGTCAAGCCCGACGACCTCAAGCTCGGCGGCGACAGCGCGCGCGAAGCGCTCAACCAGACCAAGTACCGCTGGGACGCGCTCTTCAGCAACCGCTCGGCGCACCCGCCCACCTTCACGCGCATCGTCATCGCGCAGCGCCTCCACTCGGAGGACCTGAGCGGACACGCCATCAAGCAGGGCGCCATCCACCTGCGCCTGCCGATGCTGTTCGAGCCCCATGACGCCTACGAGAGCGTGTGGGGAAACGACTGGCGCTCCGGGGAGGGGGAGCTGCTCGCGCCCGAGCGCTTCCCTCAAAACGTCGTCGACATGCGACAGCTCATCACTCCCGCGCGTGACTTCGCCGCGCAGTACCAGCAGCGGCCGTCGCCCGAGGGCGGCGCGCACTTCCAGCGCGAGTGGTTCCTAAACAGGTACACGGGCACGCCGTGGGGGCAGGCGCCCATCATGCTCTCGGTAGACGCCTCCCACAAGGAGACCAAGAAGTCCGACTTCTTCGTACTTCAGGCGTGGGCCCGCCAGCGCGCTAACTACTACCTCGTGGACCAAGTCCGCGCGCGGCTCGGCTTCACCGACCAGCTCACCGCCATCCTCACGATGAAGGCCAAGTGGGCGAACGTGAAGACCATACTCATCGAGGAGAAGGCGAACGGCGCCGCGCTAGTGAACGCGCTCAAGAAGAACGTGCCGGGCGTCATCGCCATCGAGCCCGACGGCGGCAAGGAGTCGCGCGCGGCCTCCACCACGTGGCTGTGGAAGAGCGGCTGCATCTGGCTGCCGGCGAACGCTGGCTGGCTGGGCGACTACGTTGAGGAGCACATCACGTTCCCGGTCGGCTCCTACGACGACCAGGTGGACTGCACCTCACAGCTCCTGAACTGGGCCTCGGCGAAGGACAAGCACACGCTTTTCCTGCAGGCCATGGCCGTCCAAGGGAAGAAGATGAACTCCCTTGACTGGCTGCTCTGATTTCGGCGATGCTCTGGTCATGACGACCCGGAACACCAAGGATTTGTACTTCGACTCCCCCGCCCAGATTCAGTGCTTCGCGGAGGCTTGGGCCGACCGCATCGCCTGGTTGAACGGGGAGGCCACCGAGATGCACTTGGAGGAGCCCAAACGCAGCACGCAGCTTACGGTCCGTCCGCCTCGCATGCCGTCGCGCCGAAACGAGCTGCCGCCTCCAGCACATCTTGACCTGGGGTCGCGCTTCAGCCCCTTCTGAGATGACCGTGGTCGCCCGACGTGGGCCGTGTCACAATGCGGGATGAGCAACCTGCCCGCGCTTCGCGACAACATCCAGAACTTCATTGAGAAGTTCAAGTCGAAGGCCGTCATGGACGGCTTCGCGAACGCTATGACCGGCCTGGGCACCAGCCGGGACAAGACGACGTTCTCAGCCTGGGTGGCAGACCCGCCCCTGATGGATGACGAGCTCGAAGCCGTCTACGAGTCGAACGACCTGGCGCAGGTCATCGTCGACAAAATCGTGGACGACTCGCTGCGCGAGCCCTTCACCATCAAGATGGTCGACGGCGAGCCCGACGAGGACGAGGGCCGCTACATCATGAAGCGCTGGACCGAGCTGCAGGGCAAAGACGAGCGCTTCAAGCGCGGCTGCAAGTGGGGCCGGCTGTTCGGTGGAGGCGGCGTCATCGTGGTCGCCAAGAGCGGCACGAACACCTCACGCGCGCCGCTGCTCGACGAGAAGGTCACCGAGGTCGTGAAGCTCATCGACTTCGACAAGCAGCAGATGCAGCCGTACACGTTCAATACCGACGGCTCGGTGCGGACGTTCCTCTACACGCCCGTGATTCTGGGCATGGCCGCGGGCACCAACGTGCTGCCCATCGAGGTGCACACCTCGCGCGTCATCTTGTGCCCCGGCGCGAGCACCACGAACAAGGCCCGCCAGGCGAACGAGGGCTGGGACCACTCGGTGCTCAAGCGCGTGCGCGCAGCGCTGCTGTCCTTCGACGGCATGTGGAAGAGCGTCGACAACATGTTCTCTGACGCCTCCCAGGCGGTGTTCAAGATGCAGGGGCTCATCCAGTCCCTAGCTGAAGACACCGGCCCCAACGCGGTGCAGGTGCGCCTCCAGCTGATGGACCGCATCCGCTCGGTCGCGCGCGCCATCATCCTCGATGCCGGCGACGAGCAAGGGAACGGCGCCGAGGACTTCGAGCTCAAGGAGCGCGCGTCGCTCGGCGGGCTCGACGGCGTTATCGGCCAGTACATGGTGCGTCTCGCGACCGCCGCGCGCATGCCGCTCACCGTGCTGCTCGGCATGGCGCCCGCCGGCATGGACGCCACCGGCGAGTCGGACATGGTCCTGTACTTCAACACGGTGGACATCTACCGCCAGAACGTCCTGCAGGAGCGCATCGAGCGCATCCTGAACATGCTCGCCCTCGAGTACCGCGCCAGCGCCATCGTCGAGGACGCCTTCTCCAAGCTGGAGAGCGGCGAGGAGCCCGACGACTCCGATGAGGAAGAGACCGGCCGCTGGTGCATCGAGTGGCCCGAGCTCGCGCGTCCGAAGCCCATCGACGTAGCCACCGCCGAGAACATGCGCATCACGTCCGCGATGCAGCTGGTCGACGGCACGGTCATCCAGGCCGAAGAGCTGGCCTTGCGCCTCTCCGACGTGGCCGCGCGCGGCATCACCGCGCTCGACCTCAACTTGCAGCCGCGCCGCGCAGCACTCGAGGCAGCTCACGAGGAGGTCGCGAACCGCGAGGTGGGTCTGGGTAAGGCCGAAGCTACGGCTGCCGTCGAGACCGAGAACGCCATCAAGGTCGAAAAGTCCAAGCCGAAGTCCGTGGGGCCCAAGGGCAAAGCGCCCGCCGGCAAGATGAGCAAGCGAAAGACCCCTAGTAAAGCGGCGAAGCGCCAGGTATAAAGGGGAATGAGCTCCAAACACGACGTCTTCCTGAGCCTGTACGCCCGCTACCCGGGAGTTTTCGTCCACTTCGACGGCTTCCACACAGAAGTAATCATCGGCGGGGCCAAGCGCTCCGAGGGCGTCGTCTTTCAGTACGGCAAGGCTCAGGCGCGGCCCATCCCGGACCTCGACGTAAACAGCCTTGGCATTCGCGGCACGCTGTCGTTCGGGGGCCAGCAGCACTGGACGTTCGTCCCGTGGCTGGCCGTGTGGGCAATCGCTGCTGAGGGAGCCCAAGACGGCGGCGTCTGGGCTGCGGACGTGCCCGAGCGCATGATGGCCGTTCTGAAGGAGAACGCGCAGCGCGCGAAGAAGCCGAAGTCGGACGTCCGCGAGCTCAAGGCCACCAAGGCTGGCGCGGTCTACGAGCGCGAAGACAACATCATCCGCCCGCGGTTCGGCGCGAAGCGCAATGACTTCTCGGCGTAACACCCCCACCTCGCGAGCGCAGCTCGGCCCGCGCTCACCTGAGACCATCGCGCGGCGCTACGGCGCCGTCATGTCGGCCTTCAGCGCGCGCGCTCAGGCGCGCATCCAGAGCTGGATGGCGGAGGGCTCGGTGCTCGACCGCGTGCCTGCGCTGCGCGCGGACCTGTACGAGCTGGCCCAGCGCACGGAGAAGTCCGCGCGCGCGGTCGGAGCCGCCGTCACCCGCCTCGGCAGGGTCGACGTCGCGCGCATGCTACGCCTCAAGCCCATTCGCGGCTCGCACGAGGACGAGACTGCCTTCCTGGACCGCTGGTCGGAGCACCAGGTCGGCTTGCTGCGCAACGTCGTAGACAGGCAGCTGAAGGCCATCACGGACCCGATGGAGAACGACCCGCTCGGGAAGCTCTGGATTGTGCGCAACCACGCCCAGCTGGTCGCCCACAACGAGACCTTCGCCCTGAGCGACGACGTCATCGGGTTCTGGTCGGCGCAGGCCGGCGAGGACGAGTACATCTGGCTGACCCGCGGCGACGACCGCGTGCGTCCCGGGCACGCCGTGCTCGACGGCACGGTGCAGCGCAGCGACTCTCCGCCATTCACGGGGTCTCGCGAAGGCAACAACCACCCAGGGCACGCCCCCGGGTGTCGCTGCCAGCGCATGCCACACCGGGCACTCGAGGTCGGGCGCCCGCTCCGGTGATAGACTGAGGGCATGGCAAGCTCGCTCGGCTCGATTCCCGAAGATTTCCCCATCCATGGCGTCTACGAGTGCCCCCTGGTCGCCGAGCTGCCGTCGCTCATTTACGGCATGCGCGCGACCTTCCGCGAGCTCATCTGGGACGCGGAGGGAGGCTTCGCCGACGACTGGCGCGACCGCAGCTCGGTCGAGGGCACGCCCGAGGACGGGTATACGTTCCGTATCAGCCGTCGGGCTTTCAGTGCGGCCAACATGGGCATCTTCGCCGCTGGCGCGGGCTCCGGTGGCGGTGGCGTTTCGGGCGGCGCAACCGTCGTCCTGGCGCTCGCGCCCGGCCTGAACTCGAACGTCGAGATTCCCGACGTCGCGACCGTGAGCGTGGTGGCCGCGACCGGCGACACCGACACGGTGCTCGACTCCATTCTGCGCCCGCCACCCGCTGGCGGAGGTGACCCCGAGGCCACCGACTACCACTCGGTCATCTTCGTCAACGACCAGGCCACGAACTCACTCATCCTGCGCCCCGGCAAGGGCACGCCTTTCGCAGACCTCGTGACGCCCGACGGCGAGGACTACGTACTCGGCCCGCGCGAGGGCGCGGTGCTGGTATATCTGCACTACGTGAGCGCCTGGACCGTGCACCCGCTCGCCAAGCCCGACACCGGTGACGCTGTCAGCCTCCACGGCACGGCAGTCCCCGCCCTGTCCGACGGTGTGCTGACGTCCGCAAGTGGAGTTCTGTCATGGGCGGCCGCTGCTGGCACCGGAGACGTCATCGGCCCGGCTGGTGCTGTGGCGGACCGCGTCGCCGTCTACAACGGCGCCACCGGCAAGCTCATCAAAGATGGCGGCAAGACGATTGCAGCGGTGGAGGCCAGCGCTGCAGCTACGGCAACCGCGGCCGCTGCCACGTACACCGACACCCACGGACTCTGGTTCACGGGTCTGGACACCGACTTCACTGTGCTACCTGCCCAGACCATCATCACCGGCGCGAACGTCATCGGTGGTAAGACGTGGACCGGCGTGGACATCGGTACGTACTCGAACTTGTTCGCCATCCAGCTGGGAGTCGGTCTGCAGATGAAGGCCAACGCGCTGAACAGCGGCATGTACAACACGTTCCGCACTATGTCCCACATCAAGATTCGCCTCTCTGACATCTGCCCTGGAATCCACTTGAAGTCGCGCGTGCGCATCACCGCGGTCCAGGAGACCACTGGGGAGACTGCGGGCTCCGAGGTCACGCAGGTGGCACTGGGCTCGTGGACCCACCACGCCACCGACGTCAGCATGGTGCGCCTGGTGAACGGCTTCATCACGGGAGCGAACCAGAACCGTGTCGACGGGTGGCGCACAAGCACGTACGTGGACAATGACGACACGGCGCAGCCAGCCGCGAACCGTCAGGGGCAGATTCAGCTCGACTCCATCCCGGAGTGGCAGGGACACTTCCTGAGCTCCCCGTACACGCTCGCCACACCAGTGGTGTGGAACGACCCCAAGACGTTCGTCAAATCGAGGGGCTTCGACTTCCTGGCTAAGTACCGCGCAGTGCTCGGCGTTTCGGGAAACGGATTTCTGCAGACCAACTACGCTGACGCCCCGGTGAACCGCGATGTCACCGAACTGGCAGTGCTGGTGTCGGTGTCCACCGGCAACACCGCCAACAACACGTCATTGCTGGGGTCACTGCGGGCCCTCCGCATCGAGTACACAAAGTAGGCGTGCTAACCTTCAGGCATGGCACTTGAACGGTTCATTGACCGCCGCGCAGGCAAGCTCTCCAACGTCCGCCGCACCCCGCAGGGTGGCTTCCTAGTCGACGCCACGCTCGCGAAGGTGGGCGTCATGGAGTATTGGACCAACCCGAACTCGACGCCCCAGCCGACCAAGCTGGTAGTGCGCCGGTACAACCCCGCGACAACCCTGCAGGATGCCTGCCAGGGCGTGGCGGTGGCCCCGGTGACCATGGGCCACCCCAAGGAGTTCGTGGACACGGGCAACTACCAGAAGCTGGCCGCCGGGCACGTGGTGGGCATGCCGACGTTCGCGGACGGACACATCAAGGCGACCCTGGCCATCCAGGACGCCGCGCTCATCCGCGCCATCGAGCTCGGCGAGTGCCGCGAGGTCTCGATGGGCTACTACGCCGAGCACGACAACACGCCGGGCGTCGCCGAGAATGGTGAAGCCTACGACGAATCTCGTGTCAAAATCGAATGGAACCACATCGCTGTGGTCCCGGCTGGCCGTGCGGGAAAGACCGTGCGCCTCATGCTCGACAGCGCAGAAATCCCCCAGGAACCAGAGGAAACCATGCTCAGAATCGGCGACAAGGAAGTGGCAGCGGACGAGGCGCAGGGCGCTCTGGACGCGTTCTCGGGCCTCATGCAGGGCCAAGTGGCCAACCTCACGACCGAGCGCGACGCCGCGCGCGGCGAGCTCGCCGGCCTACAGGCACAGGTTGCCGAGCTGACCACGAAGCTTGCTGCGGCCGAGAGCGACAGCGCGCTCGATGCTCGCCTGGAAGCTCGCCTGGCTGCCGAGAAGGACGCCGCCGAGAAGGCAACGCGCCGCGCCAGCGTCGCCAAGCATTTCCCCTCCATCTCGCTTGACGGCCAGTCCGAGGACTTCGTCAACGGTCTGTTCGCTGCCATCCCCTCCGAGCCCACGGGCGAGGTCGATGAGCTGGTGAACGTGCGCACGGTGGTGCCGCCCACCACGGACTCCAAGCCGAAGCCCGAGTCCGCTGAGGACGCTCGCCGTCGGGTAGAGGCTGAGCAGCGCGACGAGTGGAAGCGCTCCGCGGAGTAAGTGCTACGCTTCACGTATCGCCGGTGAGTTGTCACCGGCCAAACAAGGGCCGACGTGCTCTGACGTCGGAGAAAAGGTAACAACGTGCCGGTTATTCAGTCTACTTTTGGTCAGCAAGTCTTCTCGATGCTCCCTGGCACGTTCCAGGGCGCGTACGAAGAGCGCTCCGTTTCTCCGAAGTTCGCACGCGGTCTGCTCCGCGCCGGCCTGGGTGCCTTCAAGGTCCAGGGCTTCGGCGGCGCCGGCTCGCGCAACAGCACCGACCCGGGCGAAGTGTTCCAGATTCCCTCGCCCTCGGGCGCAGTGGACGTGGACGCCATCGGCTCCGCGGTGTCCTCGGCGACGGGTCTCAAGACCGTCGGCAGCGGCGTGACCGCTGGCGTGGTCACCAGCGACATGCAGCCCGCGCGCAAGCTCACCGTGACGTTCGACGCGAGCACCGACTGGGATGCGACCGTCGCCGTCATCACGTACGTGAACAACGAGGGCAAGACGGTCTCGGAGAACCTTGCCGTCGCTACCTCCACCACGGCGACCACGGTTGGTTACGCCAAGTCGTTCGTCTCGCTGAGCATTCCCGCTCAGACGGGCTCGGGCGGCACCGCGACCATCGGCATCTCGGCGATGAGCGCGCTCACCATCGCTGACTTCGCGGGCGTCGTCCTGCGCCAGTCCATCAAGACGATGGTCAACCCCTCGAACCTGTACATCGGGCCGACCTCCGATGGCATCACCAACGCCAACACCCTGGCTCACTACGTGGACGGTGACACCGTTCCCTGCGTGCGTCGCGGTCTCCTGAGCGTGTTCACCGAGGAAGCTACCTCGGACATGGACCCGGTCTACATGCGCATCGCAAGCGGCGCTGGTGGCTCTCTGCTCGGCGCCTTCCGCAACGATGCGGACACGGCCAGCTGCGTGCTCGTGACCGGCGCGCGCTTCGTGCGCGACCAGGCGAGCGGCGTGGGCGTGGTTCACCTCGGCCTCGGATACTAAGCCACTGCACCTGACGGTGCTCGCGGTCCGCTTCTTCGGAGGCGGGCCGCTTTGTTTTTGGTGCGCCACCTTGCACTCAGGCAAAAGTCGCGTGCTAGGCTACTAACAGTTTGCAAGCCGCCTCTCACTGGCGGTCCCAACAAGAGGAACCACCTACCATGATTCGCACCTATGATGAGAAGGCGGCCGAGCTGTTTGCGGACATCTCGGCAGTACCCGAGTACTTCGTTCGCGACAGCGCAAGCTGGGCCAAGGATGCCCAGGAGACGCTCGTCTTCGCCCGTCAGCTTGAGACCATCAAGCGCCGGATGTACGAGGTCAAGTACCCCGAGCTGAAGAACCGCAAGTTCGTGCCCGAGAGCAACGAGGCTGGCGAGAGCACCGAGTACCTGACGTTCCGCATCTGGCAGGACTACGTCATGGCCAAGGTGTACGTCAACTACATGACGGACATCCCGATGGTCACGGCCTCGGGCTCCGAGGTCTCGGTCAAGCCCTACTCGGTGGTCGACGGCTACCAGTACAGCGTGGACGACCTCCGCAGCGCGCGCGCCGCGAACCTCCCCCTCATCGACAAGCTCGCGAAGGCCGTCAAGACCGGCATCGAGCTCGCGCGCGAGCAGCACGTCGCGTTCGGCACGCCCGAGGCGAACAGCTACGGCCTGCTCAACCACCCGAACGTCACGCTCATCACGCTGCCCACCGGCACGTGGTCGGGCGCCACGGCAGAGCAGATTCTGGCCGACCTCAACCACCTCGTGACCACGATGGTCGACGGCACGAACGAGCTGTTCGCTGGCGACACCCTGGTCATGTCCGTGGCGGCCAAGCGTCTCCTCGAGACCAAGCTGATGAGCGCTGGCAACAGCGCAGGCGTGTCGGTCCTCGACATGTTCCGCAAGCAGAACGATGGCATCGCCATCGAGACCTGGACGCTCCTGAACGACGCGAACGCAGCCGGCACCGGCCCGCGCATCCTGTTCTACAAGCGCAGCCCCGAGGTCCTCGAGTTCGAGGTGGCCATCCCCTTCGAGCAGATGCCCGTCGAAGTTCGCTCGCTCACGTACTCGGTGGTCTGCCGCGCGAAGTGGTTCGGCGTCCAGATTCAGTACCCGGCAGCGCTCTCGTACGCCGACAACGCTGGCGTCTAAAGCGCAGGTGTGCCACTCTTGGGGTGGCAACCTAAAGCTGGCGAGCTCAAACGTACCTGCCAACGATAACGCACTGACCCTTCGGGTCGCAGCGTGAACCCACAGCCCTCCCGGAAACGGTCGAGGGCTGTTTCTTTTTGGCTTGAGCGGGGTAGCGGTGGCGTGAGAGCATAGTCCTCATGGGCAAGACGGACAAACGCACCGCGGAGGAGCACCGCACCAAGTACAAGGAGTACTATCAGCGCGTCATCAAGCCGGTGAGAGAGGCTGCTAGGCCTCTGTGCAGCGCCCCCGGGTGCACGTCAAAAACCATATACATCCGCGGCAAGTTCTGCAAAGAGCACCGAGACCTCCAAGCACTAAAAGTGGTGGCGGACACCACCTCCTGGTACCACAAGAATCGCGAAAAGGTAACGGACCGGAGGCTGCAGCGGGCTTACGGAATCACCTTGAAGCAAGCTCGGGAGATGCTGGCTTCTCAGGGCGGTGTCTGCGCTATCTGCAAGAACTTGCTGGAGGACCAGGCGTGTGCAGGCAAGTCTCGAAGAGGCACGGTCATAGACCACTGCCACGAGACTGGACTCGTGAGGGGAGTCCTGTGCAGCTTGTGCAACAAAGGTTTGGGCCACTTCTCAGATAACCCTGAGTTTTTGGGCGCTGCCATAAGCTATCTGGCAGGAGCCACACAAAACCCTTGCCTCGGGGACGGCGCGCGCTAGCATCGGGGTATGAGTGACAACTACAGCGTGCGCGGTATCGAGAACCACACCTCGAGACTCATCATTTTGCCCCCCACGTACACCTTCCCCAAGGGAGTGCGGCTCGTCCCCGGTCTCAACCGCGTCCCGGAGCTCTACTTCGAGGAAGCCGAGCAGTACGAGCTGCCCGAGCGCGAAATCGAGAGCTTCGGCCGCAAGGTCAAGGTGCCCGCGCGCAAGCCCATCACGGAGGCGCTCGCCGACCTGCAGAAGCCGCTCTACCGCGCCGAGAACAAGGCCACCGGCGCCAGCGCCAGCGCGCGCCGCTTCCGTGGCGTGAACGGCCCCTACTCGGGACCGCAAATCACCATCTACCGTGACCCGCTCGCCATCGAGGGCCGCGAGGACGGGCCACCCCCGCCCGACTTCCTCCCCGAGGACAAGAAGCAGGCGAGAGCCATCATCGAGGTGACCACCGACCGAGCCGCGCTGAAGAAGTGGGCAGGCCAGGGTCGCGGGGAAATCGCGCAGGCAGCTGCCGCGAAGCTGTTGGCGCTCGGCAATGGCTAAAAAGTTCAACCACAAGCGCACATGGCTGTGCGAGGAGTGCGGTGCGGCGCAAGCCGAGTCCGACAATCCGCCCGACAGCTGCCAGTGGTGTGCGTGCCAGTTCTTCGACAACCTGCATGACGTCCTGAAGGCGCGCGCGCCCGAGCAGCTGGAAGCCTGATAGACTCCAGGATGGCCGTCCCTGTCATCACCGTTGCCGCCTTCCTGGAGATGTTCCCCGAGTTCGAGGAAGCCGACGAGGCACTCGTGCTCAAGCACATCGCCATGGCCGCCACGCGCACCGCCTCCGGCATCTACACCGCGGAGCAGCAGGAGCAAGCGGTCGGCCTGAAGGCGGCCACGCTGCTCTTGAAGAGCCCGTGGGCGCGCAAAGCGCGGCTGGTCGATGACACGCAGGCGTTCATCTGGGCGGGAGAGCTCTACGAGCTGCAGCGGTCCGCCACGATGGGCCTGCGCAACACCTAAAGGTCGGCCTCGAGCTCCAGTACGCGGTTGCCCGCATAGTCCTCGATGAGCTTGAGCCCGATGCCCCTGATGTACATCAAGCCACACTCACTATCCTTGACGCCGACCAGCACGTCTCCGTGCCGCTCCTTGGCGGCCTCGAGTCGGACGATGAGCTCGGAGAGTTTCACTTGAGGATGCCCAGGACGCGCTTGTCGCGCTCCGAGAGCTTGGCCAGCGCTTCGCGGCGCAGGCGCGGTAGCTCGGCGGCCTCGTGCGCGTCGTACCACTGGGAGATGGGCTTGGGCAGCTTGAGCTTGGCGTTGGTGACCACCGTGCACAGGTCGCACAGGTAGCCCTGCACGAGCTTGAGCTCCGCGCGCAGGTCTTCGTTGATTTCAGACGGGCTGGGCCCGCCACCGGAACATGGCATGTGTTTCTCCTCCAGCCACGATGCTAGGTTGAAGCAATGCTCAAGGTCAAGACCAAAGTAAAGGAGAAGGGCCCCGGCTTTGCGAAGCTCATCAGCGAGCTCGCGGGTGGCACCATCACCATCGGCGTGCAGGGCGAAGAGGCCACTATGCAGCACCCGAACACCGACCTCTCGGTGGGCGAGCTCGCGGCCGTGCACGAGCTCGGTCTGGGCGTCAAGGAGCGCTCGTGGCTCCGCAGCTGGTTCGACCAGAACCAGGCGCGCATCCAGGCCGAGACGCGCGCTGCGCTGGCGCAGGTGGCCGTCCGCCGCGTCTCGCGCAAGCAGGCACTCGAGGAGCTGGGCTACCGCTGGACCGATGAGATTCGGGAGAACATCCAGATGGGCCGCATCACGCCCCCGCTCGCCCAGGCGACCATCGACGCCAAGGGTCACGACATCCCGCTCCTCGAGAGCGGCGTGCTGATGAACTCCATCACCTTTCGTCTGTTCCTTTCGCAAATCAAGAGCGTCGCTGACCCGTCGCTACGCGCTGCCCTGCGCGCGGGAGTGGCCCGCAAGAAGAAGACGCCCGGTGTGCGCATGCGCCAGCACCGTCAGGTGCGCTCCCAGATGGCGAAGGCGGCCAACCTACTGTGGATGTGGCGCAAGCTCAGGAAGGCGCTCACACAGAAGCGCGGCAGCGACTTCAGGAACCACGGCTTCAAGAACTCGGGGCGGGGCGGGCTCACCGGCCGCGCAGGTTTCCCTCGACGGTAGGTTCTGGCTCGTGCATGCTGGGCTCATGAAAGACCCAACCATCTTCGAAAAAGTAGAATGGGAAGGCCAAGGCTACCGCGATGAGCGCGGCGCCCGCGTCCGGTTCTCCAAACAAGTCTGCGTGCTGGTCGACGGCGAGCAGCTAGACACGAAGCTCTGCTTCACCACTCGAGACGGCGTGCCGGCGCCGTGTCTCCGAGTGGACGGCGAGCGCATCAACTTCGACGACGCGGGCTTCGACATCGAGGTAGCCAGCGACTGTATCTTCGCTGCCAAAGCGGTCTGAGGCGAAGCGTGCTATCCTACTGGGTGGCCTACCCAACTTGGAAAGCTAAGAAGGCCGCCCTCAAGCTGGCCATCACCACCGCCCTCAAGCTCGGCAAGGTGCGCACCAAGAAGCTAGCCAACGGCACCTTCCTGCCGGCGAACGAGGTGGCCTGGGAGAACGAGCGCTCCGCCAGCCGGGCGAACGGGCACGTCTGGGTGGACCTCCGCCTGGGCAGCGTCGTCGCGGCCGCGCAGGACGAGACGCGGTACGAGTACGAGGAGAGCACCGACCGGCTGCTTGCGACCTACGGAGGCGCGCGGCGCTTCACCGTCATGGTCATCATCGCCACGGACGACCAAGAGGACGCCGAGGCTGTGGGCGAGCTCGCAGGCCGACTCAGGACGCGCATCGTACGCCCCGATATCCTGGAGCCGCTGCTGGCGGTCAACGTGGGCTTCGTCGAGGTGGCTGCAGCCCTGAACGCCGACTACGCGGAGGACGGCCGCATGGTCTCCGCTGCGATGCTGGAGCTCCGCTGGGAGACCACCGAAGCCGATGAGCCCGACGAGGACTCCTCCGGCGACTGGGTCAAGCTGGTCGATATGGAGGGCGATTTCTACGTGGAGCTGCCCACCGGGCAGGCAACGGTAGACGTGGTGGTCGACGTGAGCGGAGTGGTAGTGCCATGAGCTTCGTCGTAGGCGCGCGTATCCATCACGGCTCGCTCCGCCCCGGCGCCGCGAGCGGCAACCACGTGGTCCAGCGCTGGGAGGGGCTGCGCTCAGCGCGCGAAGCGCTGGTGAGCGCCGACTACGGCGGCATCTGGTACGAGACCGACACGAAGCTGTTCTACATCCTGGGCGCGGGCGGCTGGAGCCAGCTGGGCGGCTTCGAGGCTGACGTAGGAGTCGCGGCCGTCGCGCTGGGCGGCCACCGCCTGGTCTGCCGCACGGAAGGCTCCACGCTGGCGTACGCTAGCGCCGACGACGTGTTCTCCGCGCTCGCGCTGCTTGGGCTCACCACTGGTGCGTCCGCCGCTGGCGCCACCGTTGCGGTAGTTGAGTCGGGGGTGGTGACCGAGCCATCGTGGTCATGGACCCCCCGCGAGCCCGTGCTACTGGGGCTGAATGGAATACCAGTACAAACGTTGCCAGCGGGCGCATCGGTATGCCTTAGGGTAGGAATCGCCCTGAGTGAGACATCTTTCATGGTAAGGTTTGGGCACCCCATCCTTCTCTGAACGGAGCTGTTTACATGGCTAAATACATCGTCAACTCCAACGGTATCCTTGCGGAGGCGACCAGCGTTGGCACCTCCGCGGGTGCTGGAGATTCGACCAAGATTCCTCACCTGAACGGGTCCGGCATTCTGGACCCCACCATCGTGAACTCCACGCCCTCGTCCGCTGGCGCGGGCAGCGCGGGCAAGCTGCCGGCGCTTGACTCGAGTGGCAAGCTGGACAGCTCCTTCCTGCCCGTAGGTATCGGCGCCGACACGCAGTCCATCACGGCCTCCGAGGCGCTTGCCGCTGGCGACTTCGTCAACGTGTGGAGCTCGACCGGCGCCAAGGCGCGCAAGGCAGACGCGACCACCGCCGGCAAGCACGCGATGGGCTTCGTGCTCTCGGCCGTCGCGAACGGCGCGCAGGCGACCGTATACTTCGAGGGCACCAACACGCAGGTCAGCGGGCAGACCCCGGGCGACGTGTTCCTGTCCACCACGCCGGGCCAGGCGACCACCACCTGCCCGAGTGCCACTGGCAACATCGCGCAGCCCGTCGGCATCGCGACCAGCGCCACCACCGTCAACTTCCAGTACAACCGCCCCATCACGCTGCTGTAAGGCCATGCGCAAGGTGCTCAGTCAGGCGGGTGGCTCCCAGTCCGAGGTGCTGGTTGAGGAGAACTACCAGTCGGTGTTGGCGGCCAACGTGTTCTCTACGAGCACCGCCTTCGCTACCACCGGGCTCACGCTGCCTGGCGCAGCGCTTGCCAAGTACAGCTTCCTGGCCTACGTGCCGTTCTCGTCAGCGGCGGTGGGCACCGGCCTGAAACTGCAGCTGTCCTTGCCCAGCTTCGTGACCATGGCTGCGCGGTTCGAGATTCCCATCACCGCCTCCACCGCTGTGGTCGCGTACGTGGGAGCTGCCCCCGCCAACGCTACGGGCACGGCCGTCGCGGTCGCCGGCACGAAGTACCTGGCCAAGGTGGAAGGCATCATCGACGTGTCCGTGGCGGGCACGTTCGACCTGCAGTTCGCCTCCGAGGTCGCGGCCAGCCAGGTGACGGTGTACGCGGGCGCCTGCCTGACGCTGACCAGGCTGGCGTAACGTAAGGCGGGTCACCACTATGCTACGCTCAGGGTAGTTCCCCCCTACCCGAGGCTCACCATCGTGGCAGACGACATCAACAGCATCGTAGCGGTCGCCATTACGGCGAACTCGAAGACGCCCTCCCAGGTTGGCTTCGGGACCCCCCTCATCCTTACCTATCACTCCGTGTTCGCTGACAACTACCGTGTTTACAGCGACGTCGCTGGCATGGTGAGCGACGGCTTCACGAGCTCGCACGAGGCGTACCGCAAGGCAGCGGCCGCGTTCGCGCAGAATCCCGCACCCGAGCAGGTTGTGGTCGGCCGCCTGACGTCGGCGCCCAGCTTCGTGACGCAGGTCAAGGTGACCTCCGCGGTCGAGGCCCAGCACATCAAGTTCAAGGTCATCGAGCCCGTCGCGGGCACCATCCAGCAAATCGACCGCACCATCCCCGCGGCGAGTTCGACCACGGCAGAAGCGACCGCCATAGAGATTCTCGTCGAGGCGTTTGCCGGCGTCGACAGCTCGTCCTCTACCGACACCATCAGCATCACGCCCACCGTCGCTGGCCGCAAGGTCCACGTCTACGACTGCGTGAACTGCGCGGTCAAGGAAACCACGGCGGACGCGAACTACTCCACCGTGCTCGACTCGCTCTCGACCGAGTACAACGATTGGTACTTCATCTCGCTCGACTCCGCCTCCCCCGCGAACGCCGCCGACGTGGCAGCGTGGGTGCTCGCGAACAAGAATGTGAACCCGAAGTTCTACTTCGTCGCCACCTCCGACACCGACCTACTCGCCGGCACGGCCACCTCGGGCACGTTCGGTGAGTTCGCAACGGCTGCGGAGTCCACCTCGAACGACCACGTGGTCTCGCTGTACGTGCCGAACTCGCAAGAGGGCGCGGACATCGCATGGGCATCGGTCATCGGCGTGCAGACCCCGGGCTCTATCACGGCAGCCCTCAAGACGCTCGTTGGCGTCACGCCGGGCTCGCTCACGACCACGCAGCGCACCAACCTCGAAGCCATCAACGTCAACCACTACCAGACCGTGCGCGGCCTGAATGTGACGCGTCAGGGCAAAGTCGGCAGCGGCGAGTGGATTGATGTGGTCCACGGCATCGACGCGCTCAAGAGCGACCTCCAGGGCGCAGTGTTCGGGCTCCTCGCGGGCTCGGGCAAGGTGCCGTTCACGCCCGCCGGCCTGAACATCATCGAGGCGACCATCAAGGGAGTGCTCAAGCGGTACGAGGGCTCGGACGACCAGCCCGGCCTCATCGCACCCAAGAGCTCGCGCGTGGTGATGCCGAAGTTCAGCACCATCACCACCACCGACAAGGCCAACCGCGAGCTCCGCAACGTTCGGTTCTCGGGCATCCTGGCGGGAGCGATTCAGTTCGTCTCGCTGCTCGGGACGCTCACCAACGCCTGAAGATTGCTGGCGTAAGTAGCGCGCATCGCGCGCACGCCCCGCGCGCTCACACCCAGCTGCCTGGCCGTCTCTGTGGCGGTCAGGCCGTTGTGCTTGGCCCACTCGCGCTGCTCTGGCGTGAGCACGTACGCCTTCTTCGGTGCGCCGCCGCGCTTGGCGATGGCCGCCTGCCGCGAGCGCTCGCGCGCCTTCTCCGCGCGCCTGCGTTTTTTCTCGTCCCGTGCGAGTTCGACCTCGGGCGACTTCGGCCTACCAATGGTAGGTACGACGCCGTTGCGGCCGAACACTCGGTGTTCGCTCGAGACCTGAGCCATGCGCGACTTGCGCAGCTCGTACGCCGCCAGCGCGACGTCGAACACGTTGCGCGCGTGCTCGTCGAACACACTTCCCACGTCTTCCCGCAAGTTTGCCCAGCTCATACCCAGATGGTCGCCCAGCGCGCGCTACGCTGTCAATGATGAACCGCCAGTCGCTACCCACGCGCATCCAGTACCGAGACGCCACCACGGGTGAGCTGGCCGTGACCGAGGTCTTCTACGGCGAGCACGAGGCTGAGGTGCAGGAAGCGCTCCTGAGGAATGCGGGGCACACCGACCTCATCCGCTACCGGGACATGGGCCAGTACCATCAGGGCTGTCACGGCTGGGGCAACCCGTACACCGGAATGCCGGCAGGCGTAGTGCGCCGTTCAATCTGACCCGCGTGCTAGGCTTCCGTAAGGCATCTCACCGAGGTACTCATGGCGACCCCGCGTTTCACTACCTATTCGTTCAAGCAATACACGATTGCGTTCGGTCCCATCATCATGGACGGCTACCAGGCCGGCGAAGGATGCACGGTCGAGCACAATGCTGACGCGTACACGATGGAAGTTGGCATCGACGGCAAGGCAGTCCGTTCGCAGGTGCTCAACCGCTCCGCGCGCATCACCATCAACCTGAGCCAGACCTCGGCGTGCAACGACCTGTTGAGCGCCATCTATCTGCTCGGCGTGACCGGCCAGGACGCGAACGGCGTGCCGGTCGGCCCCGGTGCGGACGTGATGCCCTTCATCATTCGCGACAACAACGGCCGGTCCGTGTTCACCGCGGCCGAGAGCTGGATTGCCCGCGCGCCAGACCTCTCGCTCGACCAGCCGTCCACGAATCGTGCTTGGGTGTTCGACGTCGCCTTCCTCGACGAGTTCCACGGCGGCAACTAACATGCGCGCGCTGCTCGCGTTGCTGTTCGCTCTGTTCGTCGGCTGCGCGAGCCCGAGCATGGAGCGACCTGACGAGATGGGCGAGAGCGCCCACTGGTGCGCAGAGGAGCGCCCTGCGCACGTCATCGTGTCGGACGCCATGCCGGACGAGTGCGTGCTTGGACTCGAGGCTGCGCTGGCCTTCTGGGCGCACGATGGCCACGTCGGCTACGTGACGTTCGCGGTGGTGCCCGACGTGAGCCTGACGCCGGGACACCCGAACCCTCTCTTCATCCAGGTGGTGACCACGCCGCCCGAGGACCCTGGCGCCAGCGGCGACACGCGCGTGCACCGCATCACCGCCGACTGCATCGACTCGGCAGAGGTTCGGCTCGACCCGTACTACTGCAGCAAGGGCAACACCGAGGCGCACGAGCTCGGGCACGCCCTGGGGTTGTCGCACGTTGACAGCCAGAGCAACCTGATGTGGCCCGCCAGCTACCCCGGCAAGTTCGGACTCACGCCCGCGCAGCTGGCTCAGGTCAAGTAGCCGCGTCGCGGGTACCCTTCGGGCAGCTTGGTGGCCTGGACCTCCTTCTCCCACTCGGTCGCCTTCGCGTACTTCAGGCTGTTGAGCGCGAGCACCGCGGCGTCGCGAGCGCAGTCGGCGGCGACCTCGGGGTGGTTGCGCTCGCGGATGCGCTGGACGAACTCGGTGGCGTACACGGACGCCCACAGGAGCTGCTCGGGAGTGTTCATCCCCCGATGCTACGCTCACCAGATGTCCTCTGTCCATGCTCTTTGTGTCCACGGTGTCGGCGACAAGACGCCCAGTAACTTCGCAGACAAAGCCATGAAGTGGCTGTCGGGTGCGCTCTCCGCGCGCGGCGTCACCCTGTACGCCAACTCCGTGCACTGGGGCCCGCTGCTCGACCGCCACCAGGAGAAGATGGAACGCGCGGTCGCGCGCGAAGGCAGCTCGAACCGCATGCTGCAGCGCGCGGGTATGAGCGTGGGCGGCGACGCCCTGAGCTACCGCTACTCCCAAGACGCCATCAACTTGCTGTTCGACTACGAGTACAGCAGCCTGCGCGCGGACGACGTCATCATCTTCTCGCACTCTCTCGGATGCGTGCTCGCCACCGACTGGATGCGCTCGCGGCGCCTGGCGCGGGTCTCCCAGCTCGTCACGCTCGGGTGCAACCTGGAGGCCTTCAACCAGAACAACGAGGCGCAGTGGGCCGCCGAGTGCCCGTGGCAGGTGCGCGGGCCGCGCACGTGGACCAACTGCTTCGACGCCCAGGACATGCTCGGGTGGCCGGTGCGGCACTGGCTGCCGTGGGTTCGCGACGTCGAGGTGGACGTCGGCGGGCTGCTCACCCGGTGGTGGGGCGTCAGTCACATGGGTTATTGGACTGACCGCACCCTTTGGCGCGAGACCGTTCCACGCCTCATCCTTGGCGCGTAGAGGCCAAATACTTCTCGTACGGCTCTAGACGCAAACCCGCGGGCCTCTGACGCCTCTCGTACATACCGAGGGTGATGTTGCAGATGTTGCACAAGAAACCACGCACCAGTCCCGACCCGTGGTCATGGTCCAAGTGCTCCTGCTTGGTGTTAGGGACCAGCGACGCCGGGCAGATGGCGCAGCGGCCGTGCTGCAGCTCCCGCAGCTTATCGGCCATCTCTGGCGTGCAACCCATGCGCGTACGTCGGCGCTCGGTCGTTTGCAGGCGGTTGCGCTCCCTTTGCTCCGGCGTTTTCCTCTGCCTGGTGGCGTCGTAAGTCTTCATGTAGTCGCGATAGTAGTGTTTTTTGCACAGACGTTTGGCCGCGATATCGGTACGGTCACAGCCGGGGGCTTGGCACTGCATGATTCCAATACTGGAGCCGCCTGGCGCCGCAGTCAAGCTCGAAGCATCCTTGGTGCATGAGCGCACTATTGTCCACCACTCCGGTCGAAATCAACGGCCGCACCTACCAGATTCGCCCACTCGCGTTCGCGGACGCCCGCCAGGTCTACGCCAAGATGCAGCGCTTGCTCGCGCTCCACGGCGACGAGGCGGTCACCGAGTCCAAGTGCGGGCTGTTCCTGTTCGCCGGCCTCATCGGGGCCATCAACGATGACGACCTCAAGTTCTTCATCGACAAGTTCGGCCCCACCACCGTGTGCGCGCTCGACGCGCAGCGCACGCTCCCGCTGACCACGGACGAGCACCGCAGCAACGTGTTCGCCGGCTGCTTCGAGGAATGTCTGGCCTGGCTCGATGCTTGCGTGGACGTCAACTACGCGGGCGTCATGGCAAAACTCGGCGCCGCCAAGACCGCCCTGGAGGCCAAGGTCGAAGCGGCGAAGGCGAAGCCGAAGTCCTGAGCGACGAGCCCCTTGACCAGGACATCGACTGGGAGGTCTACGCCCTGTGCGTGTCCGGCGAGGGCGACTTCCTGCGCGCGCCGCGGGAGGTACTCGAGGAGTGGACCTTTGAGCAGGTTTGGGACGCCCTGGAAATCAAACGCATTCGGGCCGAGCGACGCCGCGTAGCCGAGGCTGCGGCGAAGGCACGAGCCAGGTGAGCTAAGCTGCAAGATGTCCGGAGTCCTTCGAGATATCGTCGCACGCTTCAGCGTCCAGGTGGACGACAAGCCGCTCACCAAGCTGGAGAAGTCTCTCAAGCGGGCGCGCGAGTCGGTCAACACCATGGGCACGTACGTGGCCAGCGGCTTCGTGGCTGCCGCTGGAGCCGCGTACTACTTCACCGAGGCGGCGTCGCGCGCGGAGGAGACGCTCAACGTCATCAACCAGACGTTCGGCAAGAACAGCGACGCTGTGGTGGCGTGGTCCAAGACGCTGGCCAAAGAGGTTGGCCGCTCCGAGTACACGCTGCAGAGCGCAGCGTCGGAGTTCGGCGCCTTCCTGAGCCCTAAGTTCGAGGACAAGAACGTCGTCACGAAGATGTCCGAGGACTTGTCCAAGCTCGGCGTGGACCTCGCGTCGTTCTACAACACCTCCGACTCCGAAGCGCAGATGCGCCTGATGAGCGGTCTCTCGGGCGAGACCGAGGCCGTCCGTAAGCTGGGCGTGGACATCAGCGACGAGGCGCTCAAGGCGCTCTACAACAGCGACGAGAGCTCGGTGAAAAAGGGCGGCCAGTACAAGGCGCTGTCCATCGCGGACAAGACGCTGCTGCGCTTTCAGAAGATTCTGAAGGACACGCAGGAGAAGCAGGGCGACGTGCAGCGCACCGCACAGGGCTGGGCGAACTCCATGAAGCGTGTGACCGAACGCTGGAAGACCTTCAGCGTCACGCTCGGCAAGCTCACCCAGAAGGTGATGCTGCCGCTGCTGCACAAGTTCGAGAAGTACACCCCCACTCTCGAGTCGCTCATCCTGAACAGCTCCGCGCTCGACTCCGGCCTCAAGCTGCTGGCCGTCTCGGGCGGCGTGCTGCTGGCCGCGTTCGTGGCCCTCAACTTCCCCGCGGTGGTGCTGGCGACGACGTTGGGCGCTGTGGTGCTCGCGTTCGAGGACGTGCTCACGCTGCTCGACGGCGGACAGTCCATCATCGGCGACTTCATCAAGGAGCTGACCGGGACCAACGACCCGCTCGACAAACTGGGCGACTGGACCAACGATTTCATCGGCGTCATCGACATTCTGACCGGCACCCTCTACGACCTCGCGGAGAACATCGCAGGAGTAGTCACGGGCAGCGCTCTGCTCAACGGCTTCACCACCGAGCACGGGGACGCAGCCACGGCGCGCGCGACGCAGCGCTACCGGACCAAGAACGACCTGGAGGCATCGCAGCGCGAGCAGCGCATCGCTGCCGCTGCGAAGGGTGACCAGGGCGCGTGGGAGGCCACGTTCGCGGGCCACACGAAGCCAGACAACATGCAGGCCGCTTTCAAGGCGGACTTCCTGCAAGGGTTCACCTCCGGTCAGGTCACGGACGTGGGCACCATGGACCGCGCAGTCGCGAGCGGCTTCGTGTCCCAGTCGTTCTCCAACCAGTGGCGCAACGAGATGGAGGCCCCGAGCTGGGCGCAGGGTGGCAGCGCAGCGGGCGGAGCCCCCGGAGCCGTCACCATCCAGAACAACGTCACCGTCACCGGCATCGGCAAGGATGCTGTCAAGGCGGGCCTCGATGAGGCAAACCGCGCTGCGCTTGCCAGGGTCTCCGAAGAGAAGGGCAAAAAGCAGTGAGCCTCAGCGACAACCCAGGCACCGTCCTCGCGTACACGGACCCCAACACGGGGCTCTTCAGCGTGGTCGACTTCGACATCCTGACCGGCGAGGAGCACACCATCTCGGCCGCGGTGTCGTCGCACCCCGTCGAGGAAGGCGCGAACATCTCCGACCACGTCAGGCCCGAGCTGCAGCGGCTCACCCTGCGCGTGCGCGTGACCGACTCGCCCATCAACCGGGTCACGCTCACGGGCACCTCCCCGGCCCCGCTGGCGGGCTTCTACGGCACCATCCCCATCGTGGGCAAGACGTCGCGCCAGCTGTCCTACGCCAACGTGTCCGGCGGCTACCCACCCCTCACGCTGCCCAATGGCATCCCGCTCATCGGCGGCCTGAGCGCTCCCACGCTCGGCGGCACGCGCCCGTTCGTAGCGCCCATAGCCATCCCCGGCGAGCGCGGCGAAGATTTCGTCACGCTGCAGGCCAACGTGCTCAAGCTGCCCCCGCTGCAGCGTGTGCGAAAGGTGTTCGAAATCTTCGAGGTCCTCTGCAGGACCGGCGTCCCGTGCGAGGTGCACAGCGAGCTGCGCTACTACCCGCGCATGCTCATCTCCCAGGTGGGGGCCCCGCGCGACGGCACCAACAGCGTGGAGTTCTCGCTCTCGCTGCAGGAGCTCCGCACCGCCAAGACTCAGAAGGTGTTCGTCCAGCTCAAGCAGCCGAAGCCGGCGCAGAAGCGCGCTGAGAAGGAAGCCGCTCAGGGCAAGCAGGCGGAGCCGTTCAAGTTCGACGACAAGGCCAGCTTGGGCGTGCAGTTGCAGCGCACCAAGGCGCGTGGCACCCCTAGCTTGACGGGAGGCTGATGTGCCGCAAATGATTCCGATTACCAAAAACGTTCCGAGCATGACGCAGAGTCGCGTGCTCGACGGAGTGGAGTACGAGCTCGTGCTGCGCTGGAACATGCGCGGCGGTTGGTTTCTGGGGCTGCTCGACGAGAGCGGCGTCGCCATCTTCCAGCCGCGCCAGCTCACCGTCGGCTCGGAGCTGCTGGGACAGGTGCGCTACGACGCGCGCACGCCCCCGGGCGAGCTCTGGGTCATCTCCGTGAAGGACGATGACCGCGAGCCCGGCTATCTGGACCTCTGCAGCGGCGGCTCGCTGTCGGACCTGCAGGGCACCGTTGCGCTGGTCTACGTGCCGGCGGACGAGGTCGGACCGTGACCATCGACTCACCGTTCCGCAAGGAGCTGTTCCAGCGCGACTGGCAGGTCATCGTCTCACGCGAAGGCCGCCCCATGGGCCTCGACGTCACCGAGCTCGACATGGAATGGGAGGTCGAGAAGTCACTCAAGCCTGCGCCCAACAAGTGCTCGCTCAAGATTTACAACCTGAGTGCGGACCACCGGCACCTACTCGAGTCGGTGAACATCTACGACCCGAAGAAGTCCAAATCCAGCACCGCGGGCTCGAAGGCAACCAAGACCACGAAGTCCATCAAGACGGGCAACCTGCGCGTCGAAATCCTGGCCGGATACAAGGATACGGGCAAGCACCTCATCTTCCGTGGCGACTTGCGCCGCGCGCTGTCCTCCGTGGACGGCGACAAAACCTGGACCACGAGCATCGAAGGTGAGGACGGCGGGCGCTCCGTGCTGTCCAGCCGCATCTCCGAGTCCTTCCCCAAGGGCACGCCGCTGCGCGTAGCCGTGGAGAAGTGCGCGGACGCGCTCGGGCTCGGCACCGGCAACATTCTGCAGGTGGAGGGCACGCTCGCGCGCACCACGTTCACCCACGGCACCGTGCTCGACGGCTCCGCTTCGAAGGAGCTCGCCGGCATCATCCGCCGCGCTGGCCTGCGCTACTCCATCCAGGACGGAGCGCTGCTGTTCCTGGACGTGGGCAAGGGCCGCACGCGCGCGGCGGTGAAGCTCGACTACGCCAGCGGTCTAGTAATGGCGCCCGAGCGTGACACTGCTGGCTTGGTCATCGCCACCTCTCTGCTCAACCCCGACCTAGTGGTGGGCAACTACGTCTTCCTGAGCAGCAAGGATGTGCTGGGCACCTTCCTCATCGAGAAGGTGACCTACACGTGTTCAACCATCGGCGATGACTGGTACGTTCGACTCGAACTGCGCGCTGCGTAGAGCCTCGGAGCGCAGGCCGGCACGCACCTCGCTCAGGACCACCTCGCGCGTCGTCTTGCTGACTCCGCGCTTCGCAAGCGCGCGCTCCACACTACCCAGTGCAACCAGCGTCGCACCGCCACCGCTGGAACCTTCCAGCGCAAGGGAGACCGCCGCGCTCGTCGCAGCCGCCGTGAGGAACTCGACCAGGTCAGAGCGGCCTTTCAAGCCGAGCTTGCTCTGGGCGAAGTGCTTGATGCTGCGCGCGATGCGCGCCTTGCGTTGCTTGCTCTTGGGTCCGAAGCTCATGGGTGTCTCTCCTGGAGTGGTTCCCGAAGCGGAACGCAAGCATCATGATGTCGTGGTGCGCTAGGCCGACTTCGAGGTTCTTGTCCACGAGGCGAGAGTGGCACAGGACGCGAGCTGCTGTCCATGTCAAACTTCAGCATGCCTCTAGCCGCCTCAGACACCCCGGACATCGGCGACGTCATCCTCGCGGCCATGGGCTCGCTGGTGCGCAACTTCGCCGTTGCGCAACCAGGCACCGTGACCAGCTACGACGCGGACTCCCAGACGTGCTCGGTGACCCCCGGCGTCCACCGGCTGGTGCCCACCATCGAGGACGGCGACGACGACGAGACCGAGCCCCTGCCGACCATCCCCGACGTGAAGGTGTGCTGGCTGGTCGGCCGTGGCATCCAGGTGAAGGGCACCCTCCAGCCGGGCGACACCGTGCTGCTGGTCGCGCTCGACTTCGACCCCAGCGCCTGGATGCGCGCGGGCTCCGCGCAGCCGCCCGACGACGCGCGCGCGCACCACTGGGCCCACGCGGTAGCCATCCCCGGGCTCGTGCCGGACACCTCGCCGTTCCCCGAGCCCACTGACGCGGCCGCGCTGGCGTCGAAGGTAGACGCGCTCATCGCCACGCTCAAGACCACTGCCCCGGGCCCGGCCTCGAACGTAGCCGCGCTGCTCGCCACCAAGTTCCCAGACGTCCCCGCCAGCGTGGGGCTGTCCGTGTCCGGCGGCACCGGTTCGACCATCCTCAAGCTGGGAGCGTAACGTGGAGCTCAAGTGCGTCATCAAGACCGACCTAAACAACCCTGACCTGGGTGACCTGTACCTGGGGGACGACGGCGACGCCGTGCTCATCCCCGACAGCGAACTCGGCGCGCAGGTCGCGCAGCGCCTGACGGTGAGGTTCAACTTCTTCCTGGGCGAGTGGTTCCTGGACCTGAACGAGGGCACCCCGTGGTTCCAGCGCATCATGGTCAAGGCCCCGAGCGACAAGGTCATTCGCGCTGTCCTTACCAACGTCATCCTGGGGTGCGAGGGCATCGCAACGCTCGACCAGCTGTCTTACAGCATAGGCCGCGACCGTCTGCTCTCGGTCACCTTCAAGGCCACGCTGACCGATGGCACGGTCTTCTCCAGCACGCAGTACGCCGCGTTTACGGTTGACCTGAGCGTCATCGAGGGTTGATGATTCGGGCATGGACCTGTTCACCAAGCTCAAGCTGGGCGCCATCTACAAGCCAGCCGTCGCCACCTCCCGCTCGTGCGCCAAGTGCGAGTCCACCGCCGTCTCTGCGGCCCGCGCCAAGACACCAGCAAGCTCCTTCAAGGAGCACCAAGCTACAGGCATGGTGTACCCCCCGTACCAACAGGGGGGCAGCGCCATCTGGCCTGAGCCACTGCCCTATAACCCGCACGCCGCCGCCTGGGGCGGAGCTCGCGGCGTCACCATCCCGGCGGAGAGCCCTCTCGCGCAGTCCGGATACCAGCCCATCATGGAAGACCTGAGGAAGATGGTGGAGCAGTGCGTGCAGGAGGCACCCACTCTGTGCCCCGGCGAGACGCGCGCCAGCTGGCGCCAGCGCTGCATCGATATGGATATCGGCGACGCTATATACTTCTACCGCGTGGCGGAGACCATCGCGGAGCGCATGAAGCTGACCTTCATGAGACGGGCGGAGCGCGGCGAGGGGCTCTTGGACTCCGGCCGCGCCTTCGTACAGGGGCAGGCCCACTACTTGTTCGACGAGGCCTTCACGCGTCGCACCACAGTCGAGGCCAGGTTCGGCGCCGACGCCCGCGGTTACCGCATCGTGGTGGTGGAGCTGTCACACACCCTGTTCCACTCCGGCCACGAACTGAAGGCCGCCTACACCCTGACGTGACCTGGGGTGCTACCTTGAGCTCATGGCTGGTTTGACTACCGCGGGGCTCGAGACGAAGTCCCTGGATGAAATAAACACGGAGCTTGACGACGGCATCCACGCCGACGTGAGCCCCACCCTCAACCTGTCGGCCACCGCGCCCATTGGGGAGTACAAAGGCGTCACCGCCAGCCAGCTCGCCCAGCTCTGGGAGGCGATGCAATCGCTGTGGGCTAGCTGGGACCCTTCGCAGGCGACGGGCGCCGCGCTAGACCGGCTGGGAGCCCTCACGGGCACGCGCCGCCGCGCTGCCACCAAGTCCAAGGTCCTGATGACGCTGGGTCTCAGCGCCGGTACCTACGCCGCGCAGTCCCTCATCGTCTCCAAGGTGGGTGACTCCACCGCGCGCTTCTCGAACGACGTCGGGGTCACGACCGCTGGCGGCACCGTCACGGGCGTGGCGTTCACGGCCGAGAGCACCGGTCCTACCCAGGCGGCCGCCGGCACGCTGACCGTGGTCGCCAACAACCCTGGCGGCTTCAATAGCGCCACGAACCCGAGCGACGCTCTGGTAGGCTCGCTCGCGGAGAGCAACGCGGCGTACCGCAACCGGCGAGACCTGGAGCTCGCCAAGAAGGGATCGACCACCGCGGACGCCATTCGCGCGGACCTACTGAGCGCCCTCAACACCCGCGGCGAGCCGCTGTTCGACTTCGTCTCGGTCATCGAGAACGACACCGACAACGTGGTGGACGGGCGCAACCCACACAGCTTCGAGACCTTGGTGGTAACGGCCGCGGACGACGTCATCATCGGCGCTGCCATCCTGGCGGTCAAGCCGGTGGGCATCCGGGCATACGGCTTGACCGATTCGGTTGACGTGCTCGACTCCCAGGGCAACCCCCACACCATCGGCTGGACCTTCCCCGACGACGTGCTCATCTACATCTCGGCGCAGGTCAACTACATCGCCGGCAAGTACGTGGGCGACGACGTGGTCAAACAAGCGCTTGTGGACTGGGGCGAGACCGAGCTATCGGTCGGCTACGACGTGCTCGTGGCCAAGCTGACCCAGCTCATCATGGACCTCGGCGGCGTGCAGGACACGTACGTCACCATCGACGACGCGCCAGGCCCGACCGCCAACGCGAACTTCGTCATCGGCTCGCGAGAGCTCGCGCGCATCGCGCTGGAGCGCATCGTCCTCGTGGGCGTCCCCCAGGCAGGCCACCCGTGAGCATCTACTTCATCGACCCACCGGGCCCGCTGACCAACACCAGCGAGCCCATCGACTTCACCACGGATTCGCTGGTGACGTCCATCTCTATCGAGTTCAACCCGCACCTGGGTAACGGCTTGCGCGAGACCGTGTGGGACGGCACCGCGGACGGCACGGACGTGGGAGGTGACTTCTCCTTCGCCTACGCCAAGTCGACGCACAGCGACCTGGACGTAGCAGGGCCGTACACCTGGCAAATCAAGCGCAACACGAAGTGGCCGGCGGAGTTCCGCATCCGCGTCAAGGAGTCCACGCAGCAAGGCGGCAGCCCGCCGGCACCAGGCTTGTACCCGGCGCTGACCCCCACCGTCCTCTCGCCAGTCGCGCAGTACGCGCTGCAGGGCGGAGCAGACCTCGCGCGCGTCTACCTGGACCGCAGCGGCAACGGCTACCACCTGACCAAGGGCACGCCCAGCGCGACGCCCGACCTCATCAGCGGCCAGACGGCTGTGGTGGGCGTGAGCGGCGCGGGCATCGGCAACGCCACGCGCCTGCAGCGTCCTGCGTTCACGGCTGCCCTGCAAATCACTGGCCCGCTGACCATCAGCGCGCGCGTGAAACGGACGACGGGCAACTCCGGCGTCATCGCTTGCATGTCCGGCATCTTTGGCGCGGGCAACACACGGAACACGCTGTTCACCTGTTCGATTCTGTCATCGGGGGCCATGGAGGTGTTCTGGGAGTCGACGGCTGGCGTCAGCAACCAGCGCGACAGCGCGGCTGGCCTCGTGCCGCTGGACACCTGGTGCTGGGTGACTTGGCGCCGCGACACCACGGACGGGCGCTGGACGTTCGGCGCAAACCTTGCGTACGAGAACACTACCCCGGGGCTCGGCACCTCGGGCGGCTCCGAAGCTTTCCTGAGCATCGCGTGCCAGGATGAGGCACCGGATATCTTCTGGGCAGGTGGCCTCGCGGACGTCAGCATCTGGGCCTCGCGCCTGAGCGACGCGCAGCTGCTGCCCTTGTACAAGAACGCCATGGGGATTGCGTAATGGCTGAAGCGATTTACACCCTCCCAGAGACGCCCGCTCCCGCGCTAGCCGCTGCTGATGCGGAGGGCACGTACACGTACAACGGCCAGCACGCCGAGCAGATGGCTGCGAACCTCATCGAGTTCTTCCGCAAGCCCCGCAACAAGGCGCTCATGCGCGTGGTGGGTGGCCAGGTCCAGGACGTCGAGGACGTGCTGTGGCAGCTCTACAACGCGTTCGACGTCGACAACGCCACCGGTGCCGCGCTCGACTTCCTCGGGTTGGTGGTGGGCGAGCGGCGCGATGACCGCGGCGATGAGAACTTCCGCGCAGCGGTGCGCGCGCGCATTCTGGTGAATCTTAGCAACGGTCGTGTCGAGGACATGATTGCTGTACTCCTGGCGCTCGACCCCGACATGCAGGCGACCATCATCGAGCTGTACCCCGCGGCCGTGCGGTTCGATGTCATCTCCACCTTCGCTGGCGCGTCTGCCGAGACGATGGCGCGGATGCTGCGTCAGGCAAAGCCGGCCGGCGTCCGGCTCACATTCGTCCCGGTGGACAGCGACGACACCATGATTTGGTCGAGCCCAGGCGCACCAGCGCCGCTCCACGGGTGGGGGGAAGACTGGGCGGGTGCACTCTGATGCTAGAGTGTCCATCATGGCCAAACCCGTTTCGAACTTCAACTGGGCGTCCAACGCTAACTACGCGACGGGACCGGACAACGGCACCGCCACCAAGGTAGCGCCGAGCTCGGGCGACATTCAGAACGGCTTCATCCGCAACACGGCCGCCATCGCTCAGACCATGAACTGGGTATTGGGGACGGCCATCAAGGAGTGGCTGACCTACCTAGCGGGCCTAGCGGCCGACTCCGAGTTCCTGGCAGACCTGGAAGCGCGCGCCTGGGACTTCGACAACACCGTGCACGTGGACGGCGCCTTCACGACGTCGAGCACCGCAACCATCGCCGGCACGCTGACCGCCAGCGGCGCAGCGCACGTCATCGGCAGCCTGGACGTGGACACCGACCTCAACGTGGACGGCCTCGCTGTCATCGACGGAACGGCCCTCATCAGCGGCAACACCACGCTGGGCGGCACGCTGACCATGCCGTCGCGCACCGTCACGCGCGCCATCCCCCTCACGTTCTCCACCGGCGCGTACAACAACGCAGGAGTGCACCAGCCACAGGGCTACCTGAACAAGCAGGGCATCCACTTCTGGGGCGACGACCTGGGCGGCCAATACTTCCGCCCGAACATGTCGTTCACCATTCCGCGTGGCTGCACGCTGACCCAGGTGTCGCTGGTCGGCGCGAAGGCAGCGGCCGCGTCCACTGACCCGTCGGTCACCCTGTACCTCGCTGTCGGCAACAGCGTCGACAACACGACCACCAACAAGGGTTCGACCACGCTCAACAGCACCACGGGCAGCCAGCGCACCATCACGGTGAGCTCGCCGGTGGTTTCTGACCAGTTCACGCAGTACGTCATCGAGCTCGTCCCGTCGCAAGGCTCGGGCTCCGGCGACACCGACCGCATCGCGTGGATTGACATCTCGTACACGACCACCCACGCTGACGAGAACGTGTAATGTCCTACCGTGACGACGAGTCTACGCCCATGAACCGTGCGCCTTCTCTCATGTCCGTGGCGGTCGACGTCGCGCGCACCCGCGAACAGGTAAAGTACCTCGTGGAGCGCATCGACGACCGTGAGGAACAGCAGAAGGCTCGTGACGAGCACTTCCGTGAGTCCATGCGTCTCGTGGTACGCGAGGCCGTAGAGGAAGCCGTGGAGGCGCACGTAGCCCCGCTGGCGGCCAAGGTCGAAGGGCTCGAGAAGTCCAAGCTCAAGCTGGGCGCCATCGCTGGCGCAGCGGGCGCTCTACTGCCGCTGCTCGGTTGGTGCGCGGAGCACTTCCATTGGTTCCTCTGAGAGCCTGCTAGGCTCAGTGCATGAGCCGCTTTCGTTCCGATGAAATCACGCTGCTACTCCCGAGCTTCCAGCCGTACGTGCAGGCCGTGCTCGACGACATGACCGCGCAGGGATTCAAGCCCATCCTATTCGACGGTCTGCGGACGCCAGCCGAGGCGCTGCGCAACGCCAAGCGCGGCACCGGCAAGGTGCAATCGCCGCACCTGTACGGGCTCGCCGCAGACGTCATCTGCGATGACCACGGGTGGAGCTGCCGCGAGAAGAAGTGCAAGTTCTACGCGAAGCTCGTGGCCGCCGTGCGCTCGCGCGGGCTCATCACCGGCGCAGACTTCCACAACGCGCAGGGCAAGCCCATGGTCGACGAGCCGCACTTCCAGGGCCTGCCGCCCGCGCAGGAGCGCAAGGTGCGTGAGCTCGGCATGAGCGACGAGTCCATCCCCGAGCGCGATGCTATCGTCGCCGCTTGGCTGAAGCAGCACGCTAAGCTCTGAGTACCTGACGCAGCGCGCGCACGTTGTTGCGCTCGCACAGCAGCGCGATGGTGTCGCACTGCTCGTCGAACTCTGCGCGGTTGTTGTGCTCGAAGCTCCTGAGCATCTTGAAGCGGCTGGAGCCGTTGGTAGTGAGGTCCAGCAGCTCGGTGTACCAGAAGGTGTCACCGTCTTCATCCGCGTCGATGAAGCGCCGCACGATGTCGCGGTTGTCGATGGCAGTCATCCGCAGCTGCCCCGACACTCGGTGGAGCAGATGCTGTGGCCGGCGGGGTCGATGCGACACTTGGTGTGGCAGATGCAGCGAAGCCCGCGCTCCGCGTGGACAGGCTGCACGGGGAAGCACTGCACACTACAGAGCGCGAGCATCAGTAGAAACTTGGTCCTCATAGGCCCCTCCTGTGGAGGAGCTACAGGGCTCCGTCCATCCAAGCCAACCATATCAAGACCACTGACCAGAACGCAACAGCAATCACTCCGGCCACTGCGTATTCGGTGAGGCGCCACTTCAGCATCTTATTCATGGTCGTCCTCAGGGTTCGGCACGGTCTCAGGGTCCAGCCAGTAGGCCAGCTTCTGCAGGTTGAAGGCGAGCAGCAGCAACACCTTGGCCGGGATGTACACCAGTGCGCACAGCACGAACACAATGGCCAGCATCAGACGAGTCAGCACAGCTCTGACTCCGTGGACAGCGTGGTGCCGTCCCATCCTGCGATGAGAGTGACCTTGCGGCCGGTGGTAAACTGGAAGAACCGAGCATCCTCGGGCTGGTACTCCGTCCAGAACTGAGACCATGGCCCGCGCAGCGTGAGGACCCAGTTCTCCTCATCGCGGCCGAACACCTGATGGAAACGCGACTTGAGCGTCTTGACGACGTCGCCCGCGCGGTAGTAGACGGTCTCGGTGTCGAACCCTCCGTTCGGGTACACGGTCTGCAGGACGAGCTCCTCGAGCCCTCCCTTGAGCACCAGTGAGATGGAGTGGAAGGCGTGAGTGTGGAAGGCTTCGCGCGAAACCTCGCCGACCTTCAGCAGCAGCAAGCTACCGATGCGCTTCGACTCGAGACCCCACACCCAGACCTTCGACTCCGGTCCACCGTCTTTCGAGCCCCAGTGTAGTTTCACGTTAGTTGCTCCGGCCCATCGCCTGGGAGGCGTGGAACAAGAAGGTGTTGGGGGTGAGCGCCACGTCGCCGTCGCGCAGCTGGTCGCGATGCTCGGCGCAGCGCTCCTTGGCGTCCGTGAGGAACTCGGTGCGGAACGACGCGAGCTCGGTCTCCGAGACGCCGTGCAGTGCGAGCTGTTCGGTCCGCGCGTCGTAGACGAACGGGACGTCGAACGACTGGCCGTCCTCCGTGCTCATGCGGAACTCACCGACGCAGCCCTTGCGGCTGACCTCGGCGAAGTCGACGTCGCTGTATTCCAGGACGCCGTGTTTGGTTGGCTGGGGGTCTTTCACTTGCTCTTCCTTCCGGTGGGTTTGCTCATTGCCACCTTGGTAAACTTGACGCCGGGGACACACGGCGGGTGCGTCTGGTTGCTCTCGTTGGCAATCTTAAGCACTTGGGCGATGCTCTTCTCGTTGAGAGTCAGGTGGCTGCGCGCCAGGGAGCTGGTCGACATGACCTCCACGTCGAACGACTCGACGTCCCAGATGATGCGCGTGCTGTTGCCCGCAAACTTCCACTTGTCGGGGATGGAGGCGAGCGCGTCGATGGTCGCGTCGTCGTCGCCGGCTGCGGATGCCGCTGCCGCGAGCTGGCGGGCCTCCACTGCCTTGCGGTCGCACGCCAAGGTGTAGGCGTTGACCTTGCCGTTCGCGAGCGCCTTGAAGGCCTCAGCCGCCTTGCGCGTGTCGCGGAAAGGCGCGCGGATGGTCTCCGCCTCGCGCTCGAGAGGCGCACACAACTCCTTGGGCTCCTCGGTGAGCGCCTTGACGCGCTCATGGGAGGCGTCGCGCTGCGCTATCCACCACTCGCACTCGTCCGCGCTTTCACACGGGACGTCCGCGTAGGCTTGCAGGCAGCTCTCCCACTGCTTGGCTTCCTCGGCGAGGGCCGTCTTGTCCACTGGTGCGATGGCCAGCTGTTTCATCTCTGCGGGGACGGGGCCTACGATGGCTTCGCTCATGCCTTGAGCTTGCTCTTCACTTTCGGCTTTTGCACGGGCAAAGTGCGAGTCGCGTGCGGGAGGATACTGACGAACACTCCCGCGTCGTCTTCCTCACGCGACGAGTACATCCGCTGTACCGTCAGGTTCGCGACCTGCTTGTCGTCATCCCACACGTGCTTGTTCAGTGCATCGAGCACCGACTTGGCCACGTTGTCGATGTCGCTGTGCACGCCGTTCTCGAACGTAATCCAGATGTGCACCGTGTAGTCAGTATCGGTGCGCCAGTCCTCGGGCAGCTCGCACGCCTCTCGGACCTTCTTCTCGTACGCGAGAGTCTTCTCTGGGGTGAAGGTCTGCACGAACATCTTCTTGCCCTTGCGGCGGATGCTGAAGCGCGGCCGCTCCTTGCCCACCGGCTTGCCGGGCACCTCGAAGTTCAGGGGGCCCGGTTTCACGCGCACGTGTGGTTCTTCGATGAGCATCCAGCAGTGTGCGCTGACGGCGCAGATGGCGCCAGTGTCCACCTTTATCGGGGGTCCATCCCTATTATATAGCTATGAGGCCGCAAGCCGCGTACGTAATAGAATATGGATGGAGGGCCGATTAAAGTTGACACCGATACCGAGCCGCGCAGCGGCGCTGGGGGGCCCGCTGGGCCCCCACCGATACCGAGCCGCGCAGCGGCGAGGCCCTCTAGCTTCCACATACGGTCGAGAAATGACCCCCTAGGTGGACGGCGTCGGCTGCCCTGTTGCTTATCTGCAGGCAGAAGGGTAATCTCGGGACGTGCAGCACTCCGACCTCGCCTGGCTCGTTGTTCCAGGCTGGAAAGGCTCCAAGCTCATCTCGCGCTCGCAACAGCGCACCGGCAGCTGGGCCGACTTCGTCACCGACATCGGCGCCCACGTGGCCGGCGAGAAGGAAGGCCGCGCGGTCATCCCCTTCCAGGCCGACTGGACCGACGGTGACACCCAGCCCCGCGCTGGCGCGCACGAGCTGCCTGGCGCGCGCTGGACCATCCTCAGCCTCGACCTCGACGAGTGCACCGACGAGCAGATGGAGCTCGCGTGCGCCAAGCTCGACGAGCACCAGGTCTCCTACCTGTGCCACTCGACGCACAGCTACGACCCCGACGAGCGCATGAAGGCGCGCATCCACATCCCGCTGGCGGCAGCGCTGCTCGAAGCGCAGGTGAAGCCCACCAAGACGCGCCTGGCCGCCTGGCTAGGGCTCAAGACCGACGCGGCGACCAAGGGGGGCCACACGCTCTTCTACACGCCGCGCTGCCCGCCTGAGCGGCTGCAGGACGCCTTCCTGTTGGTGCGCAGCGGCGGCCCGCTCTACCCCGAGCTCCTGCCATCCCTCGACTCTCTGCCCGAGACCGGCCGCGCCGCCGTGAAGCGCGCAAACCTGGTCGTGAAGGCGCGAGCGCGCGAGAGCTGGCCCGAGCCCGTGCGCACCAAAGCGGAGCTCGCGCTCGCTGACCTGTGCGAGCACATCGGCGAGCACACCGGCACGTCCATCCGCAACACGCTCAAAGGCGGCGTCGCCACCATCGCCGGCTACATCGCTTCCGGTCTTCTCGATGGTGCGGACGCGTACGGCAAGCTGCAAGCCGCAGTGAAGCTGCGCCACTCCTTCGGCGTGGATGACCAGGCGCTGGCGTACCGCCTCGAACAGATCGACGGCTTCATGGACTGGGGTGCCGCTCGTCCCATCGTGCCGTGGGGCTACGATGCCAACGGCGAGGAAGTCCACAAGGCGCTCGACAAGCTCTCGACGCAGCTCGTAGACCAGCGCCCCGACCGCCTGTACACCGCGCCCGAGGCCGCCGAGGCGCTCTACGCCTTCCTCAGGAAGCAGCGCATGGCACTCCAGGGCCTCGGGCTGGTCGAGGTCAGCGTGGGCGTGGGCAAGACCTATGCTCTGCGGCAGCTGGCCAAGGAGAGGGCGGAGCGCGGCGAGTACACCATCATTCTGTCGCTCGACCACGGGCTGCTCGGTCAGATTCGCCGCGACCTCATCGAGGCGGGCGTCGCCGTGCGGCACCTGCACTCGCTCGTGCAGCCCGAGGCGCGCACCGGCTCGCCCGAGTGCTCCATCCGCGCGCGCCCTGACGTCGTAGCGATGCTCAAGCACGGCGCCTCGCTCGCCGGCACGGTGTGCCCGAGCTGCGTGCACTTCCGCAACAACACGTGCCCAGCCATCGAGCACAACCGCCGCAAGCTGTCGGAGTACGTGCTGCTCGCGCCCTACCCGCTCGCGCGCCGCGCCATCGACCTCATCCTTGAGCACGGCGACGGCGGTGGAGCCCTCATCGTGTGCGACGAGGAGCCGCCGGGGGCAGAGCGCGTCGAGCTCTCGCACGAGGCGGTGTCCGCTCTGCTCGACTCGCCCGACGAGTTCTGGCAGCTGTTGCGCTCCGACCAGGCGCATGTCGTCCAGTGCCTCGCGCAGAGCTTGAAGGACGGCGACCACGTGGACGCCCCGCGCGAACTGCTGGACGGCGCCATCGCCTACCACGGGCAGCTGCACGCCCCGTCCCTGACCGTGAACGACCTGAGGCGCTGGGAGTTCGAGATTGCGGCCACGCGCGCCGTGCTTGAGCTCGCCAAGGGATGGGACACGCTCAGGAGCGCGCTCGTCATGGTGCCCGACGTCGGACGCGTGCGAGTGTGGCGCGCTGAAATCGAGTGCGACGCCTGGCGCATCCTCAGCGAGGAAGGCGGCTTCGTCCTGAGCGCCACGCCCGACCCGCTGCGCTACGAGGAGTTCCCGCTGCTGGTCGACGAGCTCGTGCTGCGCGTGCAAGACGCCCAGCCAGCGCAGCGCACGCTGGTGTTCACGCTGCACGGCTCACGCCGGCAGGTGTTCGAGGACGGCGACGTCAAGTGGGACATCGTGGCGGACGACCTGCAGGCGCTGTTCCGGCTGGAGCCCACCGGGCGCATCTTGCTCGGCACCTACAAGGCCATCAGCGACGGCTTGAAGGGCGAGTACGCGCACCTCTTACAGGGCCGCGACGTGGCGCTCACGCACTACGAGGTGGTGCGCGGACGTGATGACTGGCGCGACCGCGACGTGTTCTGCTCCCTGTACACACCGCGGCCCACACCGGACGACACCATCGCGGCGAAGGAGTCCACCGCACGCACCGACGCCGCAGCCTCCCGCGCGCTCGAACAGTTCCATGGCCGCGCCCGCGACCCGCAGCCACGCGAGAAGCCGGCTATTCACTACTGCTTCGGCACGGTTGCGCCTCTGTCCTGGAACGACCTGAACAGCTCGGTGAAAAAACGTGGCGAGTTGTTTGACAGCGCACCGACCACGACATAAGCTCTGAGTGCTGCTCCCCTCCTCCATGCTCCTCCCTTGAGCGCCCCGTCAGGATAACACTTGACGGGGCGCTCCCCTTTGCGTCACGCTGGGGCATGGTCTACATCCCAGCCAAAGTTCTCGACGCAGCCTGCGCTGCATACGCCCGCGCTACCGGCACGTACCCCAACAGGGCGGGCCTGCGCTCGGCGCTCCACACCATCAACGCTCAAGAGTCTCTCGACCGCGACGCAGCTCTGCTCGTCAAACGCGGGTCAGAGGGCCCCCACGCAGCACGGCCCAAACGATGAACCGCTCGTTCATCCGTTGTCTGGTTGCACTCGAGATGGCCGCCGGCCTGTTCGACGGTGGCGCCCAGGATGCGGGCATGGCAGCGTACGCCGAGGCGACGCGCATCATCGACCAAGAGCTCACGCACCCGGAAGAGTTCCTACGAGCCTTCATCGAAGCTGAGCACGTCCTGCGCACCTACATCTGGAGACCTGAATGCTAGCCAACATCATCATGTTCGTCGGACTGCTCTGCTTCATCGCCGTGTTCGTCACGATGGTGGCTGCGTGCCGAATCTTCTTTACTCTGAAGCGTAAGGGCACGATGCTGGTCATCGAAGAGAGGCCCAAAGTGAAGTCCAACTCCAGCGTGCAGAACTTCTTCCAAATCGACGAGACCAACGAGCTCCTGTCGCGAGCGTTCGGTCCGGCCAACGTGAGCCGCAAGCTCGAGATGCCTCTGCATCTGGACGTCACGCTCGAAGCAGACGAGGCGTGGGAGACCGAAGAGCCCACCATCCAGCTGGCTCAGAGCGAAGTGCGCGCGCTGCTCCACACCGTCGCGACCACCAACCATGGCTAATCGCAGCGGCCAGTTCACGGCGCCGTTCCGGCTGCCGCTCTACAGCCCCAAGCAGCGCTCCGAAATCGGCGGCTGCATGGCGCGCTGGGGCGCCGCGCGCATGCTCGGCATCAAGGAGCCTCAGTCAGAGAAGATGGCCCGAGGCAACAACCTCCACGGCGAGATGGAGGGCTGGGGTAAGTGCGCCACGATGCCCGTCTCCAAGGAGCCGCTGTCTATGATGAAGTACGCCCCGCCTCCGCGCTTCGCCGCGGTGGAGGTGCCGTGTCGCTTCGACATCACCGAGGGTGAGGGCACCTCGTGGTTCGGCTTCATCGACGCTGCCTACAGCTGGGTGAAGCACACCGGCCCACTCGCATCACCCGTCAAAGTGACCTCGAAAGGTCGCTGTGCGCGAGCGTACGGCAAGCCCGCCGGACGCCCCGCGCCGCTGGGCATGACGAACATCATAGTCATCCACGACTACAAGTTCACGTCCAGCTTCGATTGGATGCTGTACCCCGAGCAGCTGAGTGTGGACTTCGCGGCGAACATGTACGCGTACGAAGCCTTCCAGGCGCTCGACGCCGCCGGCATGGGCGACGGCGAAGTCTGGTGCCGCTGGGTCTACTGTGAGTTCGACAGCGAGTCCCCCCGCGAGGTGTGGACTCAGATGGACCGAGCCTACTGTGAGAGCGTCATGCTGCAGGCGGACTCCGAAGCTGCGCGCGCGACCGCGCTGCGCGCCGAGTACCGCAAGCTGCGCACGGATGAGGAGCGCGAAGCGTTCGTCTTCTCCTTGCCAAAAGACACCGAGCAATGTTTTAGTTACGGCAAGGAGTGTCCCGCGTTCGCGCGGTGCAAGCCGCACATCGTGCCGAAGCGCATCACACTGAGGAGCCAAGCAGACATGGACGAGTTCGAAGCAGAGATGAACGCAAACTTCGCCAGCCAGGCGGCGCCCGCGGCCACGAAACCTGCGCTACCCACCAAGCCCGGTCTGCCCCCGCTGCCTGGCCGCCGTGCGCCCGACACGCTCGGGTTCACGCCCACCGCGGAGCATCGCTTCGACACCGGCACCGGCCAGCCGCTGGCCGACAACCCCAAGCCGGCGCTCCCCTCGCTGCCTGGCAAGCCTGCCCTGCCGGCACTGCCGGTCAAGCCCGCGCTGCCCTCGAAGCCCGTGACGTCTGCCGGCCCAGAAGACGACCTCACGGACGCCGAAGCCCAGCAGCTGGTCGACGAGTACATGGGCAAGAAGACGCCCGTGGGCGTGCCGGAGAGCGGCACCGTCAACCCCCCTGGCAACCCCTTCCCCGCGGCGCGCAGCCCCGAGGAAGCCGTGGCGAACGGCAACGTGCACACGCCTCCTCCCCAGACCGAGGTGGAGCCCGACGACCTGGAGGGCAAGACGTTGGTGGACCTCCGCCAAATCGCGGACGCCATCGGCGCCACGTACCTGCCCAAGGCCCGCACCGCGGGCGTGACGGCCGCCATCCGCGCGCGCCGAGCCGAGCTGCAGCTGCAGGGCGTGCTTTCGCCCGAGAGCGTAGCCGAGGTCATCAACGCTCAGGTGGACACCTCCTTCGAGGCAGAGGGTATCGTCTACGAGAGCGTCGAGGCCATGGAGCGCGAGCTCGCTGGACTCGAGGGTGCTGACCCGGTCAGCAGCGGAGCCTTCGACGGTGTGTTCGAGAAGCAGCTGGAGTCCATCCAGCAGCGCATCGCCGTGCGCGAGCACGTGGACGCCGTGGACACCGACCTCATCGCAGTGCGCGACCTGGGCGCGCTCGCGGCCCGGCTCAAGTGCCGAATCACGTTGACGTTCGAACCAGACGAAATCTGATGCCAGGCCACACTACAGGTCGCGTGCGCGGCCTTCTGCACTCGGGCTGCAACACAGCCCTGGGCTTGCTGTTGGAAGACCCGGAGAGAATCAAAGATCTGGTGCTGTACGCGCAGGCGCTGTAAGCTCTGCTGGTGCCCATTCAGGTCTCCAGCAAGCTGAAAAAAAAACGTGACGAGTTCACGGCCACGGAAGAAGCTTCCCGCGAAGAGAAGCTCACCGAGGTGCCTGATGAGGCCGAGCTGCTCCGCATTCTGACGATGGCTCGACGGGAGGTCCCTGACCCCGAGAGCCCAGAAGCGGAGCAGCTCGCCGCGTTCATGACGGGCAAGCTCGCCAAGTTGCCCATCGCGCAGCTCTACCCGGGCCCGTTGATGGCCACGCAGGCGCTCGCCCTGCGCGAGGGTAAGGTCTGCAAGGGCGGCTTCTTCCCCATCGTGGTGGGCGGCGGTAAGATGCTCACGTGTTACCTGATGGCCGCGCTCTACCTGGCGGCTGGCTACACGCGCATCATCTACGTCATCCCTGGCGACATGCGCAAGACGGTGAAGCGCGAGTTCAAGAAGTACCGCCAGTGCTGGCACGGGCCCACCGAGCTGCAGCTGCGTGTCGTCTCGTACGAGGAAATCTCCAACGAGGCGAACGCAGAGGAGCTCGACGACCACGGGCGCGTCACCAAGCCGTCGCTGCTAGACAAGCTGCAGCCTCAGGTCGTCATCTTCGACGAGGTGCACAACACCTCGAACACCGGCGCTGCTGTCACCAAGCGCATGAACCACCGCATGCGCCGCGCGCCCGACACCATCTGCCTGGCGTTCACGGGCACGCCCTTCAACGAGGGCATCCAAGACGCCGCGCACATCCTGGACTGGTGTCTCAAGGAGAACAGCCCTCTGCCCCGCCCGAGCGTGCGCGGCACGTACAAGACTCTGCAGGCGTGGGGAGGCTACCTCAACGCCAAGGAGGGCTTCGGCCGCGTGGAGCTCGGCGCGCTCGCGCGCTACGGCGAGCTGTACGATGAAGACCTCGACGTCTACAACGCGGATGCGGACTACCAGAACGAGATGATGCACCGCGTGCGCCGCCTAGTGGCGAGACGCATCCTGGAGACGCCTGGCGTCATCGGCACGCGCGACGCACCGCTGGACGTCCCGCTCACCATCGAGCCCTTGTACCCCCGCCTCGACTGCGCGGACACCGCTGTTGCGTATGCCGCGATGATGAACGAGGGCGTGCTGCCCGACGGCACCGAGCAGCCCGATGACATCTCGGTGGCCCGCCACCTGAGCACCATGGGCTACAACTTCTGGTCCAAGTGGGTGCCGGACCCGCCACAGGAGTGGAAGCTCGACCGCAACGGCTGGAACAAGTGGTGCAGGCGCGCGCTCAAGTACAACAAGCACCGCCTGACGTCGGAGAAGACCGTCAAGAACGCCATCAAGAAAGGCCTCTACAAGGAGGTCGGCCTGCCCACGCTGCAGCGCTGGGAGAACAGCGCGCGCCTGTACTTCGAGACCACCGGCAACAAGGAGCCGCCATCGCAGCCCCAGTGGCTGGGCGACGGCGCCGAGGTGGTCGACGCGTGCCGGCACTGGCTCTCCAAGTACGGCGACCGTGGTCTCATCTGGGTCAAGCACATCGGGCTCGGCGAGCTGCTGTCGAAGGAGCTGGGCATACCGTACTACGGCGCGGGTGGCGGCAAGAACTCCAAGACGGGCGTGCTTATTATGGACCACCCCGGTGGCCCTGCCATCGCCTCCATCGACGCGTGCGGCACCGGCAAGAACCTGCAGTATCTGTTTTCGGACAACTTGTGGCTTTGCATACCGGGGGAGCAATCCCTGGCGCGCACTCACCGCATGGGGCAGCCGGCCAAGGTAGTGCGGAACTTTATCTACCTGGGATGCTATCAGCACTTGGCCGCGTTCGAGAGAGCTCGAGACGTGAAGGCGACGTTCGCCGAGGACATGACACTCAGCCCCCAGAAGCTGAAGTATGCGCACACTGTGATGCCCTCTGCGGGCGAGCTGCGGCAGCGCGGCGGAGCTCGCTGGGAGCAACGTTTTTGAGTTGCACTGGGAGCGCAGCTATGAGAGCTTAGAACTCACCAAAGCCAAAAGCCAAACAGCAACTACCGGAGACCGAAGACATGCCCATCGTAGTCAAATCGACCGAAGAACTCCCCGAGTCCAAGAGTTTCAACAAAACCCCCAAGGTGCACGAGCTCGGCAAGGGCGACTACATCTGCAAGGTCATGGACACGCGCTTCAACCCCTCGAACGAGCGGTTCAACGAGTCCTACTACATCGACCTCAAGGTCGTCGAAGGCCCCAAGGGCGTCGGCAGCGAGTGCCACTGGTGCAAGTACCCCCAGGACGCCAAGGGTGGCAAGAACAAGAAGACCGGCAAGCTCTTCACCGCGAAGCAGGCGCAGGCAGCTGACGAGGTTGCCGTGCAGAAGGCAACCGCAGCCATCTACGGCCTTGCTGCCAACGAGGCAGGCGAGCTCACGCAGGAGCAGATGGACGCCGCCTTCCCGCCGGACTCCGACCCGGAGACCCGCGAGCCCTTCACGTCGCCCGTCAACGGCCGGTTCGTCCGTGTGCGCGTGAAGACCTACACGAAGGACGACGGCACCGAGGGAGGCTTCGGCGAAATCTTCCCGTGTGACCGTGCGCCCGAGCCGGAGAAGGGCAAGGCTGCGCCCGCGGCTGCCAAGACCGAAGATAAGCCAGAGGCCAAGAAGCCCGCGCTCCCAGGCAAGCCGGCCGCCAAGAAGCCCTTCATCGAGGCCGCAGAGCTCGCGGGCTTCATCCCGTACGATGGCAACCCCGGCTTCTTCCTGCGCCTTGAGGGCGGCGAGCCGGTCGAGGTCGTCGGCGAGTCCGACGTCAAGTCCAAGCTCGGATACTGATTCTTCGCGAGCAAGTCAGGCGAGGGTACCGGCACGAGCCGGAGTACCGCTGACCTCTGCTCGCCTTTTGAGGGGGTCGCCTCGGTGGGCAGCTGCAGCTCTCTAGGCCGCTGTCTGCAGACAGCAAGCGACAAACACCGAGGCGACCCCCTCAGAAGCCATCAACAGGAGGATGACGTGGGAGCACAGCTGAAGAAGATTGCGCGCAGGGCGGTTCGTGACGTGGAGGCGCTTGAGCGCATTCTACTGTCGCGCCAAGAGCTCAACACCACCGGCGAGCGCGTGCGTACCGCGCTCAATGGCAACACTCAGAGCGGCATGCGCCGCCGCGCCAAGAAAGCCATCGCGCTCGCTGCCTCGCGCATCAAGCCCGAGGTCGTGACCAAGACCATCTCGCACCCAAAGTTGCTGGGCCGCTTCGCGTACACGGCCACCACGCCGTTCGACGTCATCCCGGTGCAGACCATCAAGTGCACGGTGCCCTTCAAGGCGCCGCCGGTCGCCAGCGTGGCGCTGCAGTTCGCCCGAGCCCTGGGTGACAGCCGCCGCAAGACCGCCTGAGCAAAGCGCGCCCGGCGCGCGGGCGGAAGTTTCACCTGAACACCTGTACAGTACAACCGAGGATAGCACATGGGACCCGAGCAATACATCGAGACTATTCGCCCACTTAGCTACAAAAACGGCATTCAGACCCCCATCGCCGTCCTGGCGCTCGGGCTAACCGGCGAGACCGGAGAGGTGAACGACCAACTCCTATTGGTCGACGTGCACTACAGAGAGCACAAAGGCTACGTAGAGAAAGGCTTCGAGAGCGACGAGAACCGCGCAGACTTCTACGAGCGCTGCGAGAAGAACGTGGCCGACCTCAAGCTGGAGCTCGGCGACGCGCTCTGGTACACCTCCATCTTCCTCGACCGCATCGGGTTCCCGATGGACGCTCTGATGATGGACGCCGCGTGTCTCGAGTGGCCCACGAGGGTCGCTCAGGTCTGCGTGGACGAAGCAGACGAGTTCAAGCTGGGCCTCATGCTCAGCGTGCACGCGGCTCGCGTCGCCGACGTGGTGAAGAAATCCGAGTGGCACGGCAAGGAGCTCAACCTCCCCAGCCTCACCGAGGACCTGCTGAGCATCATCATCATCATCAACCGTCTCGCGGAATGCGCGGGTACCACGGTCGAGGAAATCGCCGACCTCAACGTTGCGAAGCTGGCCGCCCGCTTCCCCAACGGGTTCGTCGAACGCCCGTGATAGAACCCGGAAGCCTCGTGAGGTTGCCGGATGGCTCGCAAGGCTACTACCAACTCACCGAACCAAACGGTGATGCGGTGGTAGTGGTCTATGCGCGCGTGCCGGCCAAGGATTTGAAGCAGGAGAAGGAGCCCAAGTGACCAAACGATATATTATCAGCTGCGCGGTGAACGACACGCGCGTGCACCCCGGGTTCTTCGCCTCGATGAAACAGTACGCGAAGCACAACGGTGCCGAGCTCCTCATCGTCGCGGCGAAGTACAAGAACCCCACCGCGAAGCGCGGCTCCGCCAAGAAGCTGCGCGACGAGACCTACGCCGCGCAGGTGGTCCCGTACCTGACGAACGATGAAATCAAGCTCGGGCCGCAGCTCACGCTGTTCGCGAACCTCCCCATCCAGCCGACCGCCAGCAACCCGACCTCAGGCCTGGAGGTCTTCTGCAAGTCGAGCAGCGCCATCGTGGGCCACGTCAAACGCGCGATGCAGGTGGTGCCCACGGAGCACCTCACGCCCCGCGTACTGTGGTCGACGAGCGCGTGCACGGTGGCGAAGTACAGCCGCTCGCGCGCTGGCTTGAAGGCCAAGAAGCACCACGTCATCGGCGCGGTGGTGGTCGAGGTCAAACGGAACGGCAAGTTCTTCATCCGCAACGTCACGGCGAACAGCGACGGCTCGTTCTCCGACCTCGACACGTTCTACACGCCCACGGGCGCAGTGGAGAACGACAACGCCCTGAGCGTCACCGCGGGAGACATCCACGTTGGCCAGGATGACGAGCGCTCGTTGCGCGCTCTCGAACAGCTGGTTGGCCTGATGCAACCCGACCACTTGGTGGTGCATGACGTGCTCGACTTCGATGCGCGCTCGCACCACCGCCGCTCCCCTCAGGAGCGCTACGAGCGCCGTTTCCACACCGTGGACGCAGAGCTCGATGCCAACGCTGCCTTCTACCAGCGCGTGCTGCGCTGGGCCGTGCAACGCGACGTGGTGGTGGTCGAGAGCAATCACCACGAGCACCTGATGCGCTGGCTGCGCGAGTTCGACGTCGAGAACGACGTTGGCAACGCGCCTACCTACCACCGCATGTGGTCCGACCTCTACACCGAGTTCGACCGCACCGGCGAGTGGGCCAACCCGTACGAGCGCGCGATGCGCCAGCGCGGCGTGGGCGCACGCGTCCGCTTCCTGAAACGGAGCGACAGCTTCAAGCTGGCCTCAGTAGAGGGCGGCTTCCACGGCGACGATGGCGTGTCAGGCTCTCGCGGCTCCATCTTGGCCTACACCAAGCTCGGGTGTAAGGTTACTATCGGCCACTCTCACACTCCGGGAATCCGAGATGGAGTGTTTCAAACGGGAGTGACAGGTTCGCTGGACATGGGATACAATCGTAGACCCACAACCTGGCTTCATGCCCACGTGGTTCTCCACAGAGACGGCAAGAGGCAGATGGTGGTGGTAGTAGAGGGGTAGTTCTACGCGAACGCTGCCTGATGGATTGAGCTTGCGGTATCGCGAGCGCTGGTAGAGACTCTCAGAGATGCACGTACCAAGCTGCTGGGGCTGGCCGGGCTGTGACGTCTGCCAAGAGGAGAAGAGCATGTTCAAAGAAGGCGACATAGTGAAACTTGCGGACGACGCTACCGACCTAAATGACGATAACGTCGGCGGTTGCATCGGGACCATCACCGAGGTGGATGAGGGCGGCTTCGACGGCGGGCTGCCGTACAAGATTCTGGTCAACGGCATCGAGACCTGGTACCTGACCGCGGAGGTCGACGGCTTGGTAGGTCGCCCGTCCACGCAGCTTGCAGTCGCTGTCGGCGACCGCGTGCGCGTCTCCCAGACTCCCGCCCACGGCGCGTTCAAGCCGAACAACGGAGCCATCATCGCGGTGGTGGAGAGGTTCCTGGAGAACGGCAACGTCCTGGTCGAGGCCATCGAGGGCGACGACCGCTGGGATGGCGTGTCGCAACAGGTCCAACACCATGACCTGACGCGCATCGACCGGACGCCCACCATCAACCCACCGCCCATCCGCGAGGGCTTCGGCGCCATCCCGCTGGACACCTATCACGGCCGCAAGGCGGACGCTGGCAAGGCTGACTACACCATCCTGCCGGCGGAGGCGGTGGAGACCGTTCTTCAGCAGGAGTCCTGGCTCTACTCAGAGCACAACGAGGACGGGATGGTGGCAACGCCCAACTTCCAGGACGCCCTGGCGGCCTCGGTGGAGGCGCTGTTCGCCTACCGCACCAGCGGCGAGCTGGAGGACCTCCTGAACGCCTACGTCTTCTCGTGCCGCGACCGCGTCGTCGAGTCGCTGGCGGGCGTCGTCGGCATCCTCGAGTACGGCGTGCTCAAGTACGCGCGTGACAGCTGGCGCGAGGTCCCGGAAGGGGAGGACCGCTACTTCAGCGCCGCTCTACGCCACGCCTACGCCCTGAGCGCGGGACATGGGTACGATGTGCCGGCCGGCGCCGAGGACGCCGCCAGCAAGCCCACAGCGGACGGGAAGCACAGCGGAATGCACCACTGGGACCACTTCCGGTGTAACGTGCTATTCCTCATCGGCCTGCACCTGGATAACTCCGCGGAATAACTCGCGGCGCCGTAGTGGCGGGCGGTTCTGTTACTCTCCAGGATGCCGCCCGCCATCCGCATCCGCAGAACCGCCGACCTCGAGCTCATCAAACGCCTGGACAAGACCTGCTTCGGGGACGAGGACAGCCTGGCAGAAGTGCTGGGCTGCTCCGATTGGTGGGTCGCGGAGAGCCGCGCTGGCAGCTCCTGGGCGCCCGCCGGCTACGCTGGTGCATCGCTGTCCGACGGCGA